CACTTCAGCTTTCGCTGACCGTTTCCGTTGTGGTCTGGACTTTATCATCATCATTACAGATGTCAAGCGTAAAGTCTCTGAGGATTCTATCTAGGTCTAAAAATTCATTTATATAATGAACTTTTGACTTTTGAAGATTCTTGCTTTCTTTATACCTGATAATAAAAGAACTTTTATTTTCGCAAGCTAATTTAGCTGGAATAAAAAGCACCTTGTCTTGATCAGGAAGATACACGCTAAAAATATCAATGTCACTAACTTTATAAAGATATCTATATCCATTAGGTCCAGATTTCCTTAAAGGAAGCGTAGCAATTCCATTTTTTTCTTTAGCGTATTTAACTTGAATTTTTATTAACTTACTATTGTATTCGACTATCATATCTATTTTAGAGTAGTCACCAATTTCAGAAAAAACATTATATCCAAGTTTATGTAACTCTTTTAAAGTAGCAGAGAATCCAAGATTGCCTTTCTGTTTGCTATGTGTTATCATATACTATATTATACACATAAACCATCAGATTGCTAATCTTTTAGTTTCCTGCGGATTGCCCAATCTTAAACATTTTTACTTTTTCAAGTAGTTTAAGCTCTAAGGGGTTTCCCGCATACGGCTCGATTCATTTTATACATTTCTGTATAAACGCTCTTATTACCTAAGTCTGCTGCTCTACCGTTGAGCTACGGATGCATTAAATTTTAAAGAACATTGACAATCTATCACACTTTCTTCGATTGTCAAGGGGAAACTTAGCGGGTATCGGATTCGAACCGATGATCTTCACGTTATGAGCGTGACGAGATGACCTCTTCTCCAACCCGCAAAAATTTAAAGAACGACATCAACTTACTACAATCTGTTGAATTGTCAAGGGGTTTTCAGCTTTTTCTGCGCTTTTACCATCTGCTGAAATCACCACCTCTAGCGAACGTGTACATCCTACAACACTTTCTTCGTTTGTCAAGTGGTTCTTCACGTTTTCAGGAATTTCCGTCATTCCCGCATGAATTTCATTGTGACAATTTGCACAAATTAAAATACATTTTTTTAATTCTTTTTCGAGAAGTTCATCAGGAATATTTTTTCTACAAGTTGCATCTGAAACATCAAAACATTTTGTGCTTGGATCTATATGATGAAAATTTAAAGAATTTTGACATTTATTATAAAAGCAAATTTGACATTTCGCGCCAAATCTGTCTATTATTTTTTTCTTTTTAGCGGCTCTAATTCTTTTTTTATAACTTCTTTTTTCCTCTAAGCATTTTTCTTTATAAACTGGATCTGTATGATAACGAACCGTTGATCTATTGCATTTTAAATTTTTTGCAATTTCAGTTATGCTTTTTCCTTGAGAAAATAAATCGTTAATTTGCGCCGATAAATCAGAATATTCCATTGAATATCATAAAAGATATTCGGAATATTTAAAATAAAAAAGTGAGCCTCCAGTCAGATTTGAACTGACAAAGGATAATTAATCCATACTTGTTTACAAAACAAGGCCGATAGCCATTTCCGGTCATGGAGGCTTTAAATTTTTATTTACCAACTAACTTTTGAATTGCTCAAAGAGATATCTTCATCTTCTTCTACACTAAAATCCAATTCAAGGCAAATATTTTTAATTTCCTCACAAGTAATATGAATACCCTTCAAATGAGATTGAATTTCTTTAATACTAGGCTGCGACCCTGCTTCATTACGAATTTCAACATAATTCTTAATAGCGAAGTAAGTAGAATCGCTATATTCATAACCTTCGTTGATATTGCAGCCGCAATCATCGTCGCAATCGTTTTCATCATCAACATCGATTTCTTCATCGGTATTGTAATATGGCTCATTGAGCGGAGCTTCTTCCTTAATGCGCTCAAAAGGAACTTCACCAATGACCTTGTATTTAGAAACACGAAGCTTCTGAAAATTGCAATCAGTAGGTACACTAACTGCATTTGAAGGATCGAACTCAACCATCATAAGATGACCGTTATTGCCAGCCCAATCCTTTGCATAATCGTAACTACCAACGTGCAAACCGTTAGAACAATGATTGTCCTTATTATCATCAACACAATTGCGAGCGACTTCGATAATCTCACCAATCTTGTTCAAGATGCAGCCGTTTTCATTCACAGTGCCAGTAATAACAATCGTATTCTTATTACCATGCTTTGAATAATAATTAGTATCAACACCCTTGTACCCAATAACATTGCCGGTTTCAGTCAATGGCAAAGTCTTGTAAGAAAGAAAAGTGTACAACTGATCGACACTGTTCTTGCTAGGATTGAACATAAGCTTCTCAATAAAATTGAGAATAGGTTGAGCATCCTTGGCTCCTGAGCGCAAAAACTCAAGCAGCTTATCAATTACAAAACCCTTCAGTTCGTAACTACCGTAATAAACCTTTTCGGCAAGAACCTTGATACTGCCGTGAGAAAAGTCTTCGATCTGCTTCTTAATATCAAGAAAGCGACCAATGTTTTCGTATTCTGCATTTAGCAGAGCATTCTTCAATCCAGTATAATTGGGATTGTCGGTATTAACCGTATAAGGCTGACCTTCCCAAATGACCGTGATTGCGTTGCTAGTGACAATATATGCTGGCTTGTTCATAATATTTTTTACACCTTTATTCTTCGACTATGCTAACTCAAATTTTCGAAAAGTCAACAGAATTCTGCTGATTGATGAAGGAAATGTACTCTTTAAATTTTACTTCATTTTTGTCGCGATCAGAATGCCAAAGATCGCGGTGAACTTCAAGCATGGGATAATTTTTATAAATTTCTTCAGTGGCTTGATTTAGATATTTTCCGCAGATAGAAACTGGAGTTTCATTGTCGTGGGACATATTAATTTTAAGACTCTCCAATACATGCCGCCATTTTTTAATAAAATTAGCGAATTCAAGCATATTTGCTTTTTTAAGAAGTTCTGAACAAAAATTCAGTTTGTAATCATATTTCTGACAAGTAATAATATCTGCGACCATGACAGTAAAAGTCATAATATTATATGCATCATCAGTCTTGCAAGAAATATATTCAAGAATCAACGACTTAACTTCATCAGTGCAACTGTTCCATTTATCTTGGATATACTTAATAACATCAACGAAGTCGGCGCGATTTTTAAATTTAGTAGTCATAGCTACATTATTTGACACTGCATAAACAGGAGTATTAAATAATAGGACTACTTCACTAAAAAAGCGGCTATTGAGTTTATTCTTTTCGTAATAAAATTGTGAATACTGATTAATAGGCTTTCCATCAGAGATGGGAAAATAAAGCTTAGTAATGGAAGTATCGTTGATTTCTTGAGTAAAAGAAGTTGAAGAGCGAAAAGCGGAACCTTCAACCTTGTAAAAATAACTAGGCGTGTACGAACTGGTAGAAGCTTTCTTGTTAGAAGGAAGCTTTACTGGAGCCAATTCACTAAGATTGCAATAACCAGACTTAATAAGATTAAATCCATTAACTTCTTTGAACTTGTCAACTCCATTAACAATAGTAGAGCTAATGATTGATTGATCGTGAGCAACAACGACTACAGTCGAGTATTTCTTGAGTAAATTAAATACGCGAGGAGCGATCTTTGTATTGTCAGGCATATCATTAAATACAATATAATTATTTTTATCATTAGTAATTGTATAACACTTGCTGACGCTTACGCGATCATTATTAACTAAGCTGTAAGTTTTAGCATAAACAGGAATTCGATGAGCTTTATTATCTACTTCATAAGCAGCGCGATTGAAAGTAAAAGAGGTAACCTTATACCCCTTGAATACAAAAACATCTTGCGATTCAAGCTTATCAAAGGCGTTTCGAGGAAATGTATTCTTAATTTCCTTGTAATAATCCATAGCATCGCGCAAACAATCAAATTGCGCGATCTTATTCTTGATTGAATTAGTAAATTCTTCGCAAAAAGATTTATAACAAGACTTTAGATAAGACTTTGTAGTCTTATTGTACTCAAGTGTTTCGCGTGAGTGATGCAATGAAACAGAACCAATATCAGCAATAAAAACTAGTTTATTGAGATGTTTAGTCCAAGCAAAATAAGCGTCTGAATCATTGAAATCAATGAGTTCAGGATTAATGGGATAATAAATACCTCCCATAATAATACCTTGTTCGCCAACTGACCACGAATTGTAACTATTAAGAGACTTGCGAATCTGCCAACCATTACCAATACTAAGAATTTCAGGCTTAACAATATTAGTTTGGATATTTAGAAACTTTGGTAGAATTTCAAAATTACTAAAGAAATTAGAGATTTCTTCATTGAATTTAGTTAGATCATTCTTCGCAACTCCAACAGAAATACAAATACCATTAGCTTCAGAAGTAGGCTCTGAGAATACTTCATCAATCTTAGTATCATTTTCTTCAGAAATATAAAGACTATAGATAGATTTAGTACCGTTATGATAAGAAGTAACAGTAAAACTGTCCTTATAAGATAGAGGCGCGAAGCGGCCTATTCCAAACCCGCCCACCATCTGATCAGAACCACGCTTGGTAGACTTACCAAATTTACTATATAGATTAAAAATCTGATCTCGGCTCAAACCAGAACCGAAATCACGAACAGAAAAAGTCTGATCCAAACCAGTCGGGCATTTGATTTCAATTGACTCTGGAGACAATCCAGATTCTTTATTGGCATCTACAGCATTAGCATAAGTTTCACGAATCGTAGCAAGAATCGTGTTCGAATAATTGTTTCGCAGAAGCGAGGAAATATACCTCATATCTTCTGGATCAATCGTGCAGTTTACAGTGGGAAAATCGTGCGAAGTGGCAACGACTCTATCGGCAATAAGAATTTTCATCGTGGGAACAGTCTAAACGACAGCAATCGAAACGTCAACAACTAAAAAAAATAAAAAAGTGCGCCAAAGTCGAAACTTTGGCACACTCGTTGCTATGTACTATACCTTACTTCTTCTTACCGCCCTTTGGGGCAGGAGCAGGAGTTGGGGTGGATGCTGGAGTCTTTGAGCCAGCCTTTGGAGTATTCTTTGCCATAAATTTTTAAGCGTTAGCGAAACGAGTCTTGCCTGACTTCATGGCTACAATGTTGCTAGTTGCAACGCGACGATTCTTATCTGCATTTACGTCCCAGAACGAAACGTACTTCTCAGTAGCAGAAGTGATCTTCGCGCAAAAAGCATTGCGCTTACCATTGACTGTTGCGACCAAGGTAGAGAACCTACCTCCCGTAGAATTTAGCTTAGTTACCTTATTCATATTACATAATATTCTACCGGAGATAACCGGAAAATCAAAGGATTTTTTCAAATATTTTGCACCGGCAATAAATGTAGAAAACCTTTATCCTTGTTCTTCACTTCACACTCATAAATACAATCAAGGCCAAAATCTTCTGGCGCGACAGTAATGTCATCAGCGTGTTTATTTGAAGTTCCGATTCCTTCGCTCCAATGAAACACCGGAACAGTTCCCCAAGTAGGATAAAACTTAACGAACCAATCTTTGCAAGAAATTACATTTCCATCTTGATCTTTGGAAGGATTGCATTTGTCATGCAGATTATCTAAAGTTAACGGGAAATTAAAGTTATATGTATGTCGCATGTAAGTATAAAAGTATCTATACAAATTTTGACAATTCCAGAAGCCCTTATCCTCATTTTCAAGCACTAAGCGATTACGAACTCCAACATCACAAGCAAAAAAGTTACGCACAAATTTATCTACAAACTTCTCAGGAGTTTCAAACTTAGAAAGACTTGCATGAATATTAATGGGAGCAGAATAATCTTGCGGCAATCCCATTTTATCCATTACCCATGCATGGAAATTTAATTCATCAATAGACTTTTTACAAACATCATCTGAGTTAGATCCAAGAACAACAAATTGATCAGGATGACAACTCATAGAGATGCCAAGAGACTTCGCTATTTGACCAACTTCAGCTAGTTTTTGAGTGATTCTGTCGATGTTAGGAAACTCTTCAAAAAAGATATTTAAAGTAGGATCAGTAACAAGAGGAAAAAGATTGCAAGAAATTCGGTAATGTTTAATTCCAATCTTGGCGCACTGCTTTAACGTCTCGGCAGTTACGTTGATGTTATGGAAAATTCTATCTGAAAGAAGAAGAATTCCTTTTTCGCGCTCCATTTTTAAAAATTGAGTGCGAGTCATGACCTTGAAAGCCATGTCTGGATCAGCTTCGCGCAAGGTGTTTGAGATGCAAACCAGCCCATATTTGATCATGGGCGTGACCTTAGCAAAGAAATTTTAGCCTGTCAAGCGACAGTTTCTCTGAAATCAACTTCTTCTTCCTTCGTCAACGGAGGGCAATTCTGGCAAACTCCAAGAATATCTTGAGTTTTATTTTTTGTTTCTTTTAAAAACTCCCAACCTTGCATCCAAGCGACCTTGAAAGAATCGTATGTTTGGACTTCGTTGCACTTAATACATTTACAGGTTATTGTTTTCAAAGCAGTATTCTTTTTTCGTGTTTAACTATTACTTTTGGATTGACCCAAATACTAAATCCTTTTTTAACTATAAAATGACAAAATGATACATCCTCAGTACAAATTTCTATATTTGCATGAAGTTCAGCCATCATTGGCCTAAACCAAGGATAAGGAAGATTCTCTAATACTCCAGCTTTCATCAACATGAATCCCATGCCGATGTGATCTACCTTAAATAGCTCTTTAGAAGATGATATGTCTTCATTAGATAGCCATTGAAAAGTACCATTTTTAAGATAATAATCTTCGTCCCAATGCTTAATCGCGGCAAAATATCTGCGCCTTTCATCATGTAAATAATAAAGACCAGAAGTTATTTGCTTATTTGAGTTTAATAGCTCTTCGAACTGTTCAAAATTAAAAATAATATCGCTGTCTACCCAAAGAATATAATCGTAGCTGACTTTTCCTTGCCAAGGCTTTTGATTGTTTCCTGCGGTTCCAGATCCTCCAAGAACCATATTTCTTACAATATATAAATTGGGAGAATATCCTGTAGAAAATACAACATTAATACCTTTAGAAAAGCATATACGTTGAAAATTTAAAATACTTCCTAGAAATATTTCGGAAAAGTTATTCCCCGGTATACAAACAACTAAATTCATTTTTTAGCTAATTCAAGAATTTCATCTAAAGACTCCATTACTCTAATACCTCTTGGATTGTGATCAGTATAAATAATAGAATGAACATAGCTTTTTTCAATACTAATTACATTATCTAAATTAAATAATATAGTATCGTAAGCTTTACCGTTATCGTGTTTTACGTCTAAAGCTCTTAATGGAACTAAATGGGCCATTTAATCTCTTTCTTCTTGGTAATCGTTATAACTATCGTTATTTTCTTCTTCAAAGCAATCTCTACAAACTAACGTAGAGTCTTCTGTTTCGAAGAAATCTTTTGTCATCAAGCCGCAATATGGGCAAGCTTGTTCTTTTTTATATCTGTGTAGCATTTTATGAAAGAATTAATTCTTTTAACATTTTTAAATTATGCGTTACGATGCTATCTCCGCCTTCATCAAATTCGCCTTTTCTAGCTTTTTCGACTCTATTGCGAAGATCTAACTTTATAGATTCCTCTATAGTTTGATTCAACAAAACTAAGATTGTCTTTTCTTTGTCTATCATCGCTTCGTTCTATATTACAGAACAGATAGCGAAATTTCAAAATATTTATCGCGGCAGAACCTTTAGCTGAGATTTTAGACTTCTTTAGAGTTATCATTTTTTATTAAAGTAGTTTATTTGCTCGTTTATGTTTCCCGAATAACCTTTCCATCCATAATGAATTAATTCCGCAGACTTTTCAACAAAAATTTCTCCTCCAGTTTCGCGCCAAAGTCTTGAAAATCCGTAGTCTTCGCTTTCATACTTCTTTGTTTCTGGATTAATTTCGCATGGAAATAGATTATAAAAGTTATCTCCGTATTGGTGATAAGCGTCAATATCGTTCTTATACTTTATATTTGGGAACTTTTCGATAATCTTTAGAATAGCTTCTTTTTTAATCAACATAAATCCCGTCGCGGCATATTTCGCTTTTTCGGCATTGTTTAATAATTCAGATGAAAAGTCAGTACATAGAGATTCGTAGTTATTTGGCAATTCTTTATTCATCTTTGCAACATAATTAAGTTTAGTTTTTGAAATATATTTTTTAGGATATAGTCCGCAAACTACTTCTTTGTCTCTTTCAAGCATTTTAAAAACATCTTCACTTTTAAAATTTATATCTGTATCTACAAATAAAAGATGCGTCGAATCTTTTTGATTTAAAAATCCTGCTATCGCTGCATTTCTAGCTCTAGCTATTAAGCTGTCAAAATAAATACAATCAAATCCAATAGATATATCTTTAACCATGCAATCATTGCATAGTCTCATAACGCTGAACATATAATGCACCAAAACATTATGATTATAACATATAACTGGGAAGTAAATCTTTGGCTTCATTCGTTTTTATTGTATGATAATAAAGTGAAAACTGCAATTTGTTTAAGCGGAGAATTAAGAAGTATAGATAAATGTATTGACGGATGGAAAGAAAAGATATTGCCTAAATTAGGAGAATATGACGCATTTTATTTCGCTTGGGATGACGATCCAGATAAGTCTAAATTAAAATATTTAAATCAATTAAATTTGAAGGACATAGTTATTGAACCAAGAAAAACTTTTGCTGAAAAGATGTATTCTTTAAGAAAGCGTCCTGAAGTAAATGTTCAAGGATTATTGCGCCAAACTTATTGTCTTAATAGATGTAATGATATTAAAAATAAGCATGAAAAAGAAAATGACTTTATTTATGATTGTGTAATTCGTCTTCGACCTGATATTTTAGTTGAACCTGATGCGATATTTCCAGAAGTCGCTGCATTAGATTTAAATAAACTTCATGTATTCAAGCATGACGCTTGGTTTGGTTATAATGATAGAGTTTATTTCTCTAACAGTAAAAATATGAATATTGTTGATAATAGATTCTCTTTTGTTGATGAGCATTTTTATAACAACGGCATATTTCATTATGAAATATTATTCAAAGCTATTGCTGATAAGAATAAAATAAATCCCCAGAAGCATGATTTTAGATTCAAGCTACTGAGGACTAATGGATCAGTAAGTTATTGTTGGGAAAACGATCCTTATTGGTCTAACATGTGGAATTATCCACAGTTAACTTAGTTCTTTTTTAGAAACTGCGCGTAAATTAACTTACCTAAATTAGCCGCGAACTTTCTAGCTTTTCTTTCTGGTAAATCAAAAAGATGAGCGTGAAAGACTTCTTCTATTAATACGTTAAGCTTGCGGCGAGTCAGCAATCTTGGATCAACATGAATTTGAGGGTATTCTGTATCAGGTGAATCACATAAACCAGAAGCGTTTTGCCGCCCTAATGGTTTATTATAATTAACTGTATATTCAACACCCTCAAAATTCTTAAACTTCATAATTTAATTTTAATTTCTATTCTATTCAAGATATAGGATAGGTTATAAAAAGCCTTGCTAGATTTACGAAATATATAACTAATACTTCTATTGTATGGCTTTACAAAATACTTATACTTCCAAGTATTTATAAACTCATGATGTCGCTTTAGCTTTTCATCAAACTCAATGTCCCTTTTTTTTCTTTCGGCATTGTCTTTAGCTTCAAAGTTAATTAATTTTGCTGAAGTCATTTTGCCATCAATAAATACTGTTTCGTATTCTATAAAATAATCATAATCAGTATTTTGTGAATGCTGATAATCATAAAATACAATAGTAGTAGTGATATTTAATTCTTCAAGCCATCTCTTAGTAGTTTTAAAATGACCCATTCTTCCGAATAAACTTTCGGAATTTTTATTTCCTTCAATCCATTCACCTTCATATCGATGAATAAATAATTGACCATTTTCATCAATATCGTATGATGAAAGAGCTAGATCAAGATCTTTAGTCTGAAAATCATGTGAGCCAGTATAACCTTTTGGTTCGTCTGGCATTGGTAGCCAACACTTACAAATAATAGTATCGTACATTCCCATAATTATTTATTGTTTTTATAATCAAGAATCGCTTCAAAAAAACTAGAGAACGCCATAAAGTCATGCTTATCTGCGTCATTCATGGCTTGCGTGTCTACGTTTGCTAAATAATCAGAAATGACACCTGCATAATAACTTGGAATAATAATATTCTTTCCGTCGTACTTAAGATCGTCGCTTTGGACAACTATCTTCTCATTAGGATTCTTCATGTATAAATCTTTTTGCATTTTATTCTCCTTTTTTAAATGTTTCCATTAAATCTTGCGTATGCTTTAACATCTTGTCAAGCGTAGCAATTCTATTAGAATATAGATTTTCTGTCTTTATTTGTTCTTCTTTGATTAATTTTTCAAGCTGCGCGATCTTTTTATAAGTTTCGGTGGGCTTTGTTCTCTCAAATTCTGATATAGAAGTGTTAGTCATATTTTACTATATTACCTTCGGAATTAGAATAAAAAATATTTTTTACGTTAAATTGATTTAACACGCTGCGGCAACCTGAACACGGCTTGCTGTTATTCAATTTACCATTTCTGTCTATTCTTAACACGATCATAGAATGATCTTCAAGATCGTCAAGCCCAGACTTTAAAATAACATCAAGTTCAGCATGAGTGCCGACATATCCATCATGATATGGATGTTTGACAATTTCAGGATGAGTTCTTTTTCTGTTCCAGCCAATTTTTATAATCTTATTCTTTCTAACAAGAAAAGCTATATGAGAATTATTTACATTCTTCCAATTAGTAGGACAAAGAGCGCGAGCAGTTTCAACTGCCCGTTTCAATATTCGCGGCTTCATTCATCGCCAAGTTCTATGTTTTTCTCCAATCCACTCGCTACCAGAACAACCGAAAATAGACCATTCGATATCATCTGGAATCTCTACGATTTTTAAATCTGCATCAATTCCATTCGCTTTCTTTTTTAGTTTTTTTACTGCTTCAATTAAAAGATAATTAGTTCGATCATTATCGAATGAATAAGGGCCAATTGTTTTTTTGGCGTTCTTGTCTTTTATTTTCTTTTTTATAAATTCTACAGCTTCGGAGCTAATAGAAAAAGTTCCTGAAAGGTTAATTACTACTTGCATACATTTTAATTAGTTTTTCTAGTTCATTGCAGATATTTTCAATATCTTCGGTAACTTGGCGCGGCTTAATACCCGCTTCATCCATTGTGCGATTATCTTTTCCAGTGCGCCATTCGTTGTATGCGCGAAGACGTTCGATAGATTTTTCAATCATGATTTGTAGATACGCTGATGACTTTAACGGTTATTCCATTTTTGCCATCGTATTTCGCACCATAATGACGCTTGCCTTCAAGGAAGTCAAGCACATCTTTACGAATCTTTTCAGCGTCTTCTCTAGTAAAATTCTTAGGAAGATCTAAACTTAAATAAAAACTTGGTTCATGCATAACTTATACACTATCCATATTGTAAAAATATGCCAGACATTATCAACGACAATTAATGACCACGGAGCAAGAGGCGGCTTTGTAAAATTGTTTTGTCCAATAGTTTTCATATACCAAGGTATCAATTGCCAGCGATCTTGTATGTAATGTGTTATAAATAAAACATTGAAAACGGTAACGTTCCATATATCACCCAATAAACAAACACAACTCGCCCAAATTAAACAATGAAGAACGCAAATAAGACTACTCTTTTTCTTATTCTCAGCAATAAAATCGAATTGCAGAAGATAATCTGCTACAAGATGGCCTATTATTGCTGAAGTTAAGTCCATTACATCCTCGCTTCTATATCGTCGATTGAGCCGCTTTCATTATAAATATAATCAAACATCCAATCTTCGGCATAAATACTTATATTTAATTCTTTTAATAGATTATTGTATAAAGTATGCTGCCTATTGTTCAAAGCTCTTATTTCATCGCGAGTTTGACAGATAAGATTATATTGTTCAGTTGTAAACTTCATAACCAGAGAATATCTATGTGATCTACAAATAATTGCAGACCTTGTTTTTTGCGAGTATCATGTTGTTCGCACTTCTTTATATAATCGTCCCAAGCAACCTTTTCTTCAATAGTTTTTTCTCTATTAAAGTAATTTTTATCTTTAAGATCCCATTTCATTGACTCTTCAGGAAATGGAACGTATTTATCAGGGTTAATTGTATAATCAAAAGCAAAAATCATTTCATCTAAAATCCGATTCATTTCTTGTTCGCCAATTTTTTCTGCTTTTTCACGATCTTCTTCGTTAAGATATGAATAATTACTAGGCAAAAATTTCATAGGAATTCCATACTTGCCTTTCTTTTTAAAATATTGCAAACGCGGCGCAATATATTTAGCGATATTAGTTTCTAAAGAAAAAACATCATCATCAGAAACTCCATACCGCAACTTCTGATACTTGCATTTTATCCACCAACGCAAATCGCTCCAGTTATGCTTAAATCCCCATCCAAGTCTATAAGGAAGAAAATCGATAAGATTATCTATATATTTATTATATGTATAATAATCGCCATCCGCTCCAAACAGTTTATCAAATTCTAAATCTTGTTTTTGCAATGCTTTAAAACGTTTTTCTTTTTGTTCTGGCGTTTCGAAATCAAATTCCATTTGATAACTCATAGCGTTTTATTATAAGAGTTAATATATGATTCAATGTTTTGTTTACCAATAGGATTTAAACTATGCACAACATAAGGTGGATGTTTAATATTTTTTTCAATACAATAAGATACTAACCATTTGGCGCAATCATAACCAGTTTTCTCTTTATAATTATCGTAGTTCATTGATACCTTGCCAACATCATGATAATGTTCCGTCGAAAGATCGTGATCGTAACAAACAAATTTAGGCAAACCTCTAAGACTAATGAGATCCACAAATTCATTAAAGTTGCGAACTACAGAATAATGCTGATCTTTAGGAATTTCCGCCCAATAAACTTGAGTAGGAATTCTTACATCATCTAAGAATATATTATATTTAGATATCATAATTGATTTTAAATCCAGCTTAAAGCTTCGCTAATGACAGGAAACTCATTAATGAATATATTCTTAATACCTACTGCAATTTCTCTATGCTCCTTTTGCGTATCTTCCTTCGCTCTCAATTCAATATAATGAATCCAACTGCGAAGTGTGCCAGTCATGTACATAGTGGTCTGCGTAGTTAATGGCAATACCATTCTAGCGCATTCTTTAGCAACGCCAGCTTCAATTAATGAATCATACGCTTTGAGACTGCTGTTAAGTGCATTATTGACTAATTCAATTTTTTCTGGCGACAAATCTACTTCAGCATCACCAACTTGCCTATTAGTTTTACCTTGCATTCGCCATTGAATATCTTCTAGCTTTGTAGCTACGCTATATCTTTGACTGAATTCTTGGAAAGCAAAAGATCTGTGCCTTAGAATTTGCGCGGCAATAGCTCTGCTCGTAACAATTTCGACTGTTACACTTGCCATTTCAAATGGACTCCAATGTTGATGCTTAATTAGATATTTAAGAAGTCTTGGCGCGGTTTCAGTATTCATCTGATTAGATGGATTACTTACTCTCGCGCAATACGATACAATATCTTCGGCATTATTTAATCCTTCAATTTTTGGTGAAGTTACGGCTACTAGTTTAACATTCATATATCTAAAAATTTCTTTATTTCCAACTTACCGTTGCTGACTACAATATACTCATTTAATCCGTTGTCAATACAAAGATTGTCGCAATCTGCGGGATTAACGCTGCCGTCTAAATGGTGAGGATTAACTTTACCATTTTTATGATAAGTGTGACCAACAATTTGTTTTAATCCTTCAACAGGCTGAAACTCTTGTTTAAAATCTAGCCACACAATTCCTCCAGCTTTTTTAGGGCCACCTCGACTTCGGCCAGCATAATAAAACCAATGATTTTGATCTGTTCGCACGGCAATATTTGCACGTTCTACTTCTTTCACAAGAAAAAGACTTAAATCATCATTATTTTTAATAGATGGATCTATGTAATCAGAAAATAGTCCAGCATGAGTACAAAGAATACCATCAACCCAAACGCGCCATTTAAATTTATTAGTAATATTTTGACGTTCAGATCCTAGAATTTCATCGATAGCAAAATACTTCCTGTCCTCATATCCACTGCAAATAGTATAATGATTATTGAATAAATAATGCAAATCATGATTGCCAAAAAGAGTGTAATTATTTGGCGCAGATAGATATCGCATCAAATAATCAGCAGTCTTTTTATAATCATCAGAATCATCCAAATAAAAACTATCAAACCAATCTCCAAGACAAATATTTATGTCCGCCGATTCGTGTTGAATAATCTTATTGAACTTCTCAATGTTATTGTGAAGATCAGAAAGCAATACTATTTTTTTCTTATGACTGTCGAATGTCATTTTTCTTTCGTAAAGTGTTGTGAGTTCTTTTATCTATCTTGCATTTACAGTTATCCATTTTAGGATCGCCGGGACCAATTAGCAACCCTTTCCAAGTATAACAATAATGCCAGCCCTGACTTATCTCGTCAAGAGTTAGCTGATCCGCTTCAAATTCATCTTCCACGGATCATCCTTTGGTTTATGGATTACGATAGTGTTAGCGGTTTCGTTTTCTTTCGGATTTAACCATTTTATTTTAAAATTACCATTCTCATCTCCTGCCATTTCTAACATTCGATCATTAATATGAAAAATAATACCTTCAACATGGAGTTTAGTTGTAGGCATATTAGTTCCTAATCCAACGTTGCCATGTTCGTCAATTCTTAAAGCTTCTCTACCGAGTGCTAAATCTTTTGGCGGTTGAGGAGTCTCTGCTGCTTTAACTAGAGATGGCGCGGCAGAGGCAGCAACAAAGCCTCCGAATAGAGTCTTAAAAAAACCTTTGCGATTCATGCTCATATTATATCAGTTTTCTTCCTCTTCAGCAAATTTTTGATCTGGATGATAGATAAAATCTGGGCCATCATATCCATATCCTGTATCGCCATGATCATGATAATCATCAGGGCATTCGCCATCATACATTATATCTTCAAGATATTTTTTACCACGTTGATCGACTCCATATTGAATGCTTAGTTTCTTAGGATCAAATTCTGTAATCTCACTCCAATAATAAATATAATTAAATTTCATATCATGAGACCACCAAATATTTACTTCGCCTACATTGTCGGGTTCTTGCGGTACATAATTACAACCACCACCTTCTTCAAATTTAAATTGATTCCAATCTGATGTTTCAAAGAAAGGTTCTTCGTGATTTTGAATGTATTCGTCACCGCCTAGATATACTTTTATATCATCTCTACCATCCTCAAAATCAAAATAAGGACAAGTCTCATAAACGTCTCCCCCAGAATAACATTCATCGCTTTCAATGAACATTTCCTCAAACATTTCTTTAGTTTGATCAGGCATAGGGCCAGCGATAGTGTCGCGACTGTATTCCATAGTACCGCGCATCCAGATTTTTATCTTTAACATAAATTATTTATCGTAGTCTATTTTTCCAATGACGTTTATACGAAAAGTATTAGTTACTTTTCCATCATTAGAACTGGTGATAATATAGCTTTCTTCAATTGTGCCGTCAAGAAAAAAAACGATTTTTGTCGCGGAAGTTTCTATTATTTTTAAATCGTTAGTTATCGCCGCAAGCTCGTCAGGATTTTCAATTGAATTAATCGTATAATCTTCAGAGAAAGATAGCTCAAGCTCTTTTTGATGATATGCGGCTTGATGACGTTTATTTATTAGAAATGTTTTGAGATTCTCTTTCGCTTCTTTGTATTGATCTCCTCTTAAAGAATCAAAGTTAATAACAAGCGCGGCGATCAATGATAATAATATCACTGTCGCCAACACTATTTCTATTAAAGTAAACCCTTTAGATTTACCAGACATTAGAATTTGGTAGTTTTTCTAATTCTTTTTCTCTTTCAATAGCTCGTTTAATAATAGTTCGCAATTCCATTAGTGCCGTATCATAAGAGTCACAGGCAATTTCTATGTCATCAGTAATATAGCCATGATGCAACACTCGAAACTCAGGTTGCTCGCCATAAGACCAGCGCGTTTCTATGTACCAATGGCAATCTTTATCTTTATGATGATTGCTACTAATAAGTTCGTACCACTGTTCAGAGAGTTTAACTATTTCTTTTTGTATATCAGCAGTCATGTATATTTATGCGTCGAAGGTTAATTTCTTCATGCAAAAGAGCGCGAATAGATTCAAGAGCTTCATTTGCAGATTTAAATTCGTGGCCGTATTTTATATAGCTTCGTAGTCTATCTTCAAAATGACCAATAGCAGCGACCATATCAGCAGCCTGATTAGCCATTTCGAACTGTCTCTGATCTTCAGGTAAATTGAATTCTAAGATTGCTTTCATATTTTAAAAGTTGTTCACCAATGTATTTAGTATAAGCTGGAGGAATAGCTTCGGTTAGCTCCCAACCGCGACCTGCCCAAGGCATATCCATAACCTTACGCCAAACATCGATTGATCCTTTACGGCGGCTTTTTCCAGTCACACTCATATCGCGATAATCTATTCCATTATCTTCGGCATATTTTTTAGAATATCCACGTTTAGTTATACTTTTTAACTCTGCAACAGGAAAATTACATTCAAAATATCGCGTTCTTTCAATTGGCATATTAAACATATAACCAGTTAATTTAAACGGTTCTATAAGATATTCTTTTGCTCCAGCTACATTCTCAATAATATAATATTTACCAGTGTTAATTAATGCGGTGCGAACTGGCTCAATTAATTTAGGAGTATCTTTGCCTTGGGAATAATGAACATAAATTGAATCTGGCTTTGTCGCGCTGCTATACCCCTGACAAGGAGGTGAAGCGTGAATAACGTCAAAAGAATTGAGAAATTCTTTGTCTTTCAAGATTTCTAAAACATCTCCTTTAATAAATTTAAAAGGATAACTGGGCTGATCTTTAATATCAACTCCAGTTACCTCAAATCCAGCTTGGCTATAGCCCATGCTTGCTCCGCCAGCGCAACAAAATAAATCAAGTAATTTCATAAGTCTTGAAATGAACTTACGGCATAAAAGGCGAAGAATCAAGAAAATTCTTCAAGAAAGAGTAAATTTCTCACTTGCACCTCTTAAACCCAAGGAGAAGCGCAGCTTCAGGACAAAGAGTCTTGTACCAATCGTGTTTTTCGCAGATATAACCTCTGCCGCCAGTTACTTCGCAAGTTTCAGTTGAGAGCTTGCTGTACTTATCAATTATCTGACTAGTCTTTTCGCTGCCGCCAGAAGCATAAAATCGAAGTCCTGCAAATTTTTCTTTAACTTGGGCGGCGACCACTTGTTCGCAGCCTGAGTTGTCTATTTCTTGCTGAAGCTCTTTGCACAGATTAAAAATAATATCTGCCCAGCCATCGTCGCATTCAAAATAGAAATTCGGCGCGAAGATTTTAGGATTTTGCTCAATTATTCTTTTAGTTATCTTTTCGTTCATAGCTTTATCGTAAAGAACACATCATCTTCATAACATTGAAAGAAGTCAAGCCCTGATTTCGTAATAAAGTTTTTTAAAGCGTTTTTTCCTGCTTCTCCTCCCATAACTGAAGCTATAATACCGCCGCCTTTGACTTTTGGATAAATTTTTCTTATTATATCCACTAATTCATTTACGCTTGAAGCACTGTCTATATAAATGTAATCGTAAAATTCATTATTTACTGTGTAATTATTTTTAAATACATTTATTTCTTTTTTTCTTGTTTCTCTCATAAGTTTTATGGATTCATTTTCAAAATAATCTCCACAATTAAATAATCCAATATTTGATTTTTGAGGTAAATGAAATAAAATATCACCGCGAGACTCTTTTCGTAAATATTTTTTATATGTTTGACTTTTGCCTCCAATATCATACAAAGATCCTAAAAGATGAATTAATTTAGGTTTTATTGGTTTCACAAATTCAAAAAGTTCTATATGTTTTGAAAAGCTATCATTTATCAAATCGTGAAAAAAAACATTTAATAAAGGTTGATCGAAAAATATCGCTTTTTCTTTATTTTTTTCTGTATATTCAATAAACTCTTTAATTTTAGATTTTAAACTTTTATGAAAACCAAAATTTCCAGCGTTGAAAGAAGGTGTGTCTTTTTCAAATATGGTTTTATTAAAATTGAAATGTTCGTCCGCATTGTTGATTGAATAATTTTCTATAACAGAATGGATTCTATTTTTATCTTTTTCAATTTCAATAAATAAATCTTTTGGATTTTCTAAAAATAGTATATCAGTATCTAAATAAACATAGTTGTCATGCATATCAAATTCAGACCATTCAATTATTTTGTATTTGCCAAAATATTTAAAATCAAAATCATCTCTTTTGTATTGGATAACATCTTTAAATTTTATTTCTAAATCTGTCGGAGTTATGCAAACGAGCTTAGTTTCAGAATCGTATCTTCTTAAAGAGTAATAAAAATATTTGAATAGCTTATAAAAGTTTTTATCTACAATTGTATATATAATATTTTTCATTTTTAAATTTTAAATATATTTACCCATGATCTTTCTGCAAAATGAGTTTCTACTGGATTTAAATTTTTAATGTAGTATTGATGCATTTTATTATAAAAAGATAACGGTCTTCTATGAATTAAAGTTTTATCGACGCAAAATATACTACCCCAAAAAACCATTTGTTTTTGGACATACGCTTCTCCAGATAATTCTTTCCACCAGTTTTCCAGATTATATTGTGGCTTATAATTTTCTAATTTACGATTTGGAGGCCATTCTTCAATATTAAATGAGGGTTTATTGCTATTAATTTCTCCATATCTATTGTAATTATAATTTAAAATACTATGTCCGTTTTGTAGCGTTAATAATTGATGCTTGAATTCATTAAGAGTTAATTGATAATGATCAAAATAATTACCCTGACAAAATGCTACTTTACTGGGTAAATAATTATAATGCGTCGTAATATAACGCAAAATTACTTCTACATCTATTCCAAGATTAGGCAAATTATATGTCCTATTTAAGATTTCTTGATTTATTCCTATATTGCTTCCTTTATTAAATACTATATAGTCATCGAACGTCTTAACCCACTCAATATCTTCATTATATCTAGTGATAACAGCTTGATAATTGCTCATTAAATAATTCTCCAGTTATTTTTTATTATTGGCATTCCTTTTGGACGATCTAAAGCTTTTATCAATAAATATTTTTTATTTTTTAACTATCCACCAATTTGCGCTTAATTCATTCGTTATATTTAATTCATAATTATTTTCTATACAAAATTCATTTACAGCAGGATTAACTCCAAATACGCCGAATTTATTTTCTTTATTTTTGCATTCTTCTCCACCAATTTTTACTATTTTATTTTCTGTATATAGAAATACGTCTTTTCCATTTTTTAAAAAATTTTTATTTTCTTCCCAATTAAATTTTAAATAATCGTGACCGCTTAAAACTCCTCCATTTTTTACTTTTGGAAACCATGCAAGAATATCTTTTTTTATTTCTTCATAACAATGATTCGCGTCTATATAAATAAAATCAAAAAAATTATTTTTAAAATTCTTAGAAGCTTCAATAGACGTTTCTTTAATCATTACGCATTTATTTGCGTAAGAATCTGACATATTTTTTACTTTTGCGAATGCATTTGGGTAATTAATATTGTTAGTTATATCTTCATAATTTTTAAGAGGCATCCAAACGTCAATTAAATAAAGAGTTTTAGGATTTTGTTCTAAGATTTTTTTTGAATAATATCCTTCTAAAACTCCAATTTCCGCACAAATACCATTTTTAATTTGAGCAATGTCTTTTAATACGTCTTCTCTATCTCCTTTATAAATAGTTATTTTCATTTTTAAATTATATTATATTCCAGTTGTTTTTAATAATTGGAGTTTCTTTTTTGCTTGATCTTAATAAGATATATTTTTCTGTATTAATATTTAATCCTTCAATTAAGTTTAAAATGCTACTATCAACAAGAAATAGTTGCTTTGAATTTTCTAATATTTTTAACCAATAAAAAATATTTTTTATATTTTGCGCTTTGTTTATCTCTATGATTTGATTTTTTATTTTATTTTTGCAAAGATTAAAATATCCATCTCTTGTTTGTTTACCTTTTTGCCATCCATATTTATTATAATCTACTTCGAAATGGCAAACAGAATATTCGTTATTTTTAACTAAAGATTTATAAGCCTTTTCTTCTTCAATTACATTTCTTTTTATATCTAAATTCCATTTTTGATCGAAAGGCACGTTTGCTAGTTTATAAATAAATTGATCGAAAGATAAATTTGATGAGGCAAAATTCAAAGAATTAACATCGTTAAATGTTCCAACGTTGAATGTTAAATTCAATATATTTGAAACTTTTCTATCAATCAATTCTTGCTTTGCGCTATTTACGACAAAAAAATCTAAGTTTGTTATTGGAATAAAATTTATATAATGCCCAGCAACTTCATGAAACATCTGATAGTATTTAGACATGATAGGCCAATATATCTCGTATCCTTTATTAAAATAATATTTGCCTATAGGTAAAGATATTATCAAATCTCCAATTTTACAAGGTCTTATAATTCCAATTTTATTCACTTAATAAACAATTGAATTAGAATTTAAAAAATGATTCATCATATCAGCCTTTTTTTCACCTACTCTTAATCCTCCTCCAATATGCATTATGAAATCTCCTTTATTCCAGTTCTGTATTTGAGAAAATATTTTTTTATATTCAATTATTTTACAAGTTTTTCTTAAATCAGAATCGTTTTCAAGGACTTTCATTAAGGCGAGATTTTCCCACCAACAATGATTTATTACTTCATTTGGTTGATCCCATATTTTATTTAATAATTTTATTGAATCATTTGTTTTTTTTATCGCAAAGCAACAAGCACTTATCCATTCACAACCATCTGGAGAAAAAATACTATTATAATTTTCATCAATAATATTTTCTATTTTTACTTGATGATTCGTTATTGCCGCATCTGTGTCTATCCAAAAAATCCAATCGCTAGTTTTTTCAAACTCTTCTTTGATTGCATTTATTTTAGCCCAAGAACTAGGTCTGCCTTGAGCTAAATAAGGTTCGTTTCTTGATCTAAATACATAATTATGTTTTTCGCAATATTTTTTTATAATAGGATTTGTCGCATTCGCTAAAGATTTGTAATTAGCATCGTGGTAAGTAAGAAGAGTCATATTTATTTATTAAATATTATTATAAATATTTTTCCAGTCGATAAAATAACTTGTCGTACCTTCGTGAACATGAGCGGAGTCGCCGGGAATTGGGCTAAAGCAAAAAGCAGTTTGAGTCAATTTAATATATCCCATAGCGTTTTTATGACCGAATATTTCAGATAATCTACCATCATCTGCTCCGGTGGAATCATAAACTGGTTCAGCTTGCTGATTGTATCCTATTTTCTTTCTTATTGCACAATCTTTCATTAATTCGGCGTACTTCTTATAAGTTTTAATTAAACAAGCTTTGGTGCAAGTTGTGCTGTCAACTTCTCTATACCAGCCGCCATTTGGATTCAGAAACAAATACCCTCTTCTTGTCCTATCATCTCTATATTGATCTGGATAATCAGTGGGATGATAAAATGAATATTCGCATTTGTTAGCTATATTTGTGAAGAAATAGCTCATGTTTTTAAACCAATTAGGCAAAAATAGATAATCATCCTCGCAAAAGAAAACTACGTCTTTGTCTTCTTTTAAAGAATCTGCGGCATAATAAGATTGAAATAAACTTTTTTGATTACCAAGACCTTCTTCAAAATTGCGAATATCAGCGTTTGGGATTATAGATTTAATTCCATTTATAGATTCTTGACTTAATTTGTCGCCAATAACTATAAATTTATATTCTTGATCTTTTAATCCAGACGCTAAAGATTTAAGGCATTTATTTTTAAATTCTTTGTCTTGACACCAGCTTGGGCGACTTCCATTTGTTGGGTTAAACTTCTCGCAAGTTCTATAGATAATATGTATCATTTTGATAACAGTATTTGAGTGTCTGAATAGTTAATAATTTTCCACTTCTTATTTAATAAATAAGGTATAGATAATTCTCCTTTACCTTGAAATGATGTGGTATTAAAAATATCGTCAATTAAAATCAAAGAATTATGTTTAAGATTTTTTTCTGCCGCCTGAATTTCGCTTAATTGATGTTCAGCCGCAAGTTTTTTATTTTTTTCATCTCCAGCGTAATCGTAACTATCTAAAAATAGAAATTGAATAGAAAAAGAAGGCGGTAAATTTCTTAAAAATTCAACTGAGTCATTGTGTATATAAAACACTCTAGGAGAATATTTTACAACGCTCATACAGTTAAATAAATGGTGAGAATTATTATCTACAGAATAAACAAAACTATTGCTTGCGTCTGCCCACCTTTTCCATAAAACGGTTCCCCATCCATCACAAGAATCGTTTGGGTTTCTAATGCATCCTGTTTCGACTATATTAATTGAATTAAAATTGAATCTTTTAAAAAGCTCTTTGTATGTAAAAATTTGAGAAGAAGATCTTCCAGTGCTGGGATTTTGATTTATTAAATCTAATACATTCATTTCAACTTTTTCCTTCCTTTCTTTGTTACATCGTATAAAGCTTCTCCATCTTCATTGTATCCAACTATCTTAACTTCTCCTGCTTTTAACATTTTATCTAAAGCTTTTTGCGTTTCTATCATTGCTATTTCTTTATAAACAGCAATAGCTTCTTCAAAAGAACAGTCCATCTCCTTCATTATAAAAGAGATAGACATATTCTTCTCGGCTTCAGCGTCTATTTTATCAATTTCTTTTATAGACATCTCCGAACATCTTTGGAGAAGTTGATCTATAGATCCGCTGAAAGGTTTCATTAGGAATATTTAATTAAAATATCGTGAATCATGTGGCGGCTCTTGTAATCAAGAATTCTGCCATCTTGATCTTTTGGAAGCAGACTTACTGCGGATTCCAAGTCTGAACCTAAAACAACGCACATGCACTTTACTTTCCTATAAATTCCAATTTCCTTATACTTAAGAATAGCCCACAAAATATCGATCTGATCAGCGGTAGCCTTTGCGATAATATTTTCGAGTTTTACAATGTTTGGATCTGAGATTTCAGTATTCATTTTGATTCAAAAAGTCCACAATTCAAGTGGACATCACTATTATGTACGGACCAAGTGCTTTGTCAAGAGATTTTTGCAGCAAAAAACCGCCACCCTTTCGGATGACGGTTGACTTGTTTTATTTATTTTTTAGAAGTTCCAACGAACTCCAGCAGTAGCGACGATATCGCCGCTAAACTCTTGAGAAGCGAACTTGTACTTTGAAGCTGAGAAGTTGTTGTCGTACCAGCCAACTTCAGCATAAGGAGTTAGATGATTGAAGAAGGTGCGTGACACGCCAATCTTAGCAGCCACAACATCATAATCAGTGAACTTGCCATACTCAACTGATGGGGTGACAGTAACCCAACCAAATACGTCGGTAGGACGTTCAACGCCAACAATATATCCTGATTGCTTTAGATTGAAATCATGAGAACCGCGAATATATGGAGTTAGATATGGATTTACCAAAGCAATCTTTGGAGCTATTTCGATTGAATTGCGGCCTCCTACGATTGAACTTTGATGACGAAGAACTTGCAAATCTCCGCGAAGCGAGAACTTCTCGGTAACCTTCAAAGCCTTGCCTACACCAACATTCCAGTGGGATTCATCAATGTTATTAGCGTCTGGAAGAATAACGCCGCCGACATAACCATCGACACCAAAATATGTCGATCCAATATTGAAACCAGCGAAACCTTGTCCGCCAGTTTTTGCCAAACCATTCACAATATAATGGTTGTTATAACCAGCGTTAATGCTGGCGTTAACAGGTGATTCAGTATCCGCAGCGAAAACTGCGACTGAAGCCATAAGGGTTGCGATAATAATATTAATATACTTAATCATACACTTACATATTACATGTATTTTTCACGAAGTCAAGATTTTTTTTCAACGATTTTCTCTACGTTCGTAAAACTTCCTATATATTTTCCATCTTCTTGACGAGAAGCAATGCATTTTGTAGAAAAAACTCTATTTTTACTATCAACTACAAATAATATATGCTCGAAAGTTCTTTTATTTTCCATCGCTACATTCCAACTAACAGTGATTTCTTCCCTTGTGTCTTCTTTTAAACAATTAATCCAGTTATTATTTTGTAAATCTCTGAACGGTCTATCTGTTAATCTTGCAAATGCATCGTTTACCCATGTAAAATTTCCATGTTCATCTGTTTCAAATATCGGCTCTTCTCTGTTATCAAGTATCCATCTTTGTCTATAAAGAATGGTTTTTGTAGATGTTTGTAAATCGTTTATTTGATCTTTTAAGCTTTTGCCGCCATTTGTTTTAAATTCACTTGATATTTTAGCGAGGTCTACTTTTAATGAAGCAATATCATCTTTTACTGAAATATATGGTTTAATTTTCTTGCTGAAACTTATTAAGTATCCGGTAAAAATAATTAATGCTGCAATTGTCGCGTTTGCCATAGTGAAAAAATTCCCTATAGAATTAAGCGTATTTGAAATTTCTGTAACGACGTTTGTCATAAAAGATACTTTTAACTTACACTTTTTTTACTCTTGAATTCGGAAAATTTTTATTTCCAAAATCAGATGAATACAAACTATACAATCGCATAATAACTCCGTGCTTGACTATTACATCGCCAAGATCTTCAACTAATACATAATTTGGTCTGTCATATTTAGCCATAACGTCAGAGCTAACTAATAAATGATTAGTTTCTCCAGCATCCATTACTCTTTGAGCGTAATTAATTCCATCGCCGCTAATATTTAAATTACCATTTATATCTTCTAGTGGGCAAACGTCGCCGCAATGAATGCCCATTCTCATTTCTAAATCTGGTCTATTTTTAACTACTTTTGCAACAGTGATGCCACAATTGATAGCGTCTTCAAGGTAAGTGAAGAATCCAAGAATCATTCCGTCACCTGTTGGAAGAACGATTAATTTTTCAAGAGCATTAGCTGTTTTAAATTGTATAGTTGATTTAACTATTTCGCCTAGATCTTTAAAACATTTTCTTTGCTCGTCAGTAGTTTTTTTACTATATCCAACTATGTCCATGAAAAAAATATAGCCATCTTGTATTTTATCCAATTCAAGACGACTAGATTTAACTTCAGCATCAATCACCGCAACTTGATTTATTATTTTCTTAGGAGGTTTTGGAGCTTCAATTTTCTTAACTTCTTCGACCTTCTTTTCTTCGACAGGCTTATTTTTACTTTTTAAAAATTCTTTCCAGTTAATAGTCTTTTTATCTTTTTTCTTTGGATCTTTTGAGACTTCTTCTTCATGTATCTTTTTTAAAACAGCTTCTTCTTGATTTCTTTTATCAATATAAGCTTGCATTTGTTTTTTAAATTCTTCACTGATATGGATTGTAACGTCTTTGCCGCCGCCTCCATTATCTATTTTTTTCTTTCTAGCTGCCCCTTTTGATTGAAGCAGTGTTTGCATTTTAATATTACCAGTTTTAAAAGCTAAATCTAATGGCGCAACTTCACCTTTAAAATCCGCGCCATTAACGTTGGCTCCTAAACAGATTAAGAATTCAACCATCTCAATATCGTTAGCGTTAACGGCATAATGGATAGGCATCCATCCATTCTTTTCGTCTCTACCGTTTATACGACCATCAATGTCAAAATATTTCTGTACACCTTCAAAATCACCAGTTTCTGCACAAAAATGAATGCTTGAACCACCAGAAGATTTTGCGCCAGATTTGGTTAATATTCTTACGATTTCTCCTCTATTGCCTAAAGCTAATACATCTATTGGATTATTTTTACCTAAGAAGTCTTTAGAATTAACATCAGCGCCTCTAAGTATTAAATATTCAACTAAATGTTTTTGTCCATAATGAACTGCATAATGCATTGCGGTCCAACCTTTTGCAGCGTCAACTTCATTTAAAGTATGGCCTTTATTCAGCATTTCTTCTACTGAAACTATGTCGCCATTTTTAGCCGCCAAATGAAAGCTACTTCCGCTGCCATATTTTGCACCACGCTTTTGAAGAACATCGACAATAGATAAAAAACCTTTTTGCTCTGCTATATCAAGTGCTGTATTTTTACTTGTCCAATCTTTACAATTAACATCCGCGCCGTGATTCAATAATAATTCAACAATCTCTTTATTATTCTCCGATACAGCAACTATGAGAGGAGGATTTCCAGTGTCCTCATCTCTTTCATTTATATTTACTTTGTCTTTAACTATGCAGTTATAGACATTATCATATAAATTGCGTCGTATGTGAGTGAAAATATTAATTGCCATTTTAATCTTGTTTCTTAAATCTGCTAAGATCTAAGTTGGCAAGAGGCTTTTCAATATTTAATGAGGCTAGTCTTTCGTTTTGGACAACTAACTTGCTGCCGCCCAAAACTTTTCCGTCAACCACATCGTATATAAAGAAAACAGTCTTTGTAAGACCTACTCTTACTATTCTTCCGGGTTTACCATCTACATAAACAACATCGTCTTCTTTATAATCATTTCCAACAAACATAAACAAAGCTGCCGCAAACTTTTCAATACTAGACTTAAACATTAACGCTATAAGTCCAATAATAAATAACCAAACATATTTACCAGTCAAATCTTGACCAGTTGATTCTAATGCTTGTTGCGATATAATATTAACGTCGTTTGTGTTCATATAATCAGTTGCGTATAACTGATTACACTAAAATAAATAAAATAGATTTTTTAAGTTATCCGGTGTTTTATGGTATATTGTCGGTTATTTGATCCACTTTTGTTCTCTTAATATATCATCTATTAAATCTTTTTCATCACTATCCATTTCTTTCTCGAAACGTTTTAGTAATTCATTTAATGGATATACTCTATCAGGAGATTCTTTTTGTTTTTCTTTTAGTTCTTGAATAACATCTATAATTTTAACAAGAGGAGATTTAAATTCATCAACTTTTTCTTTTGTTGCGAAATCACACATTTCAAAAGCTTTGGGAGTAAGAGCTTTAAGAATAGATATTATTGCAGATCCCAACATGTTAAATATTGAGAATGCGGCGGCGGCAGCGGGATGAACCGTAGCCAATAAACGAAGAAGAACAAATACTATAACAAATACTACTATTGTAGTTAATGCACTAACAACAAACTTCTTTAAGCCCCAAAACACGGCGTTTAATCCGAACATTCCGCTCATTGAATCTAATACAGCTTTGTTTTGGTCAGCTTCTTTGGCGACTTCTTTAGCTTTGTCGGTTAATTGCCAGAGTTGGTCATCATATTTTTGATTAAGCTCTGATTTTTCTTTTTGAAGTTTATTAATTAAATCGTCACGTTGAGCGAGAAGTTCTTCGCCTTTCTTACGCTCTTCAACTAAAGCAGAATTTAATAAATCTACTGTAGCTTTAATTCTTTTTGTTTCATCTATATGAGGTGAACCTACAATAGAAATAACTCTTTCATTCAATTTTAACGCCGTGTCTACTTGTACAGGAGCATTAGTAACTTGATTTAAAGAATGCTGAATACCAATAGAAAGACCAGAGGTTTGTATTTTCTTACCTTTGTCGTTTTTTTCTATTTCTACAAGAGTGTTGTCTACCTTCTTCTCTTCTTTGGCAATAATTTTTTGATTGTCGTCAATTTGTTTTGCTGGCTTTATTGTAGAAAAGCATCCTGTAAATAAAAATAAACAAAATACGGCAAAAATTTTTTTAAAATTCATATCTTTATTTACACAAAAAAAGCCGCCTTTCGGCGGCTTGTTGTTTTTATTATGGTCTAGTTGGGAAAATTCCCTCTGTACAAATTATATATTTCAAACTTGTGCCTTGTATAATCGGGTTTTTATTTAAATTAGGAAGAGCAAATAATGTTTTATTGTCTCCTCCATATTGAAATCCAATAACAGCAAATAACGCTTGATTGTATTGAATTTGTAATGTTTGACCATCGCAGTACATAAAGTATTGTGGACAATAAGTTCCTGCGAATAATTTAATATCTCCTATGTATTCTTCCATAGTCTTTTATTACACCTTTTTATAAAGATTACTAGCTTTACCTCGTTTATTTTTCTTTTCTCCTGCGAGTCTAATGCCCTTATTTGAGATTAATTCCTTAATCTTTTGATAAGCTATTGAATAATTTAGCTTTGGATTAGCTTTAATAAAGTCTTTGATAGTAAAATCCTTTGTAGGAATTCTTACTTCTTCATTCTTAAGCTCTTCTTCTATTTCTTTTTTCTCTCCAGCTTTAACGATTTCTTCGTATCGATTTTGCGCCGCATCTAAAGAAATGCAGTCAAAACCAAGTTTTCCAAAAGCGTTATCGCTTGGATACAGCCATTTAGCTTCAATCTTCTTATCATTAAATACATAAGATTCTTGCCGCCGTAATTTTACAAGCTCATACTTTTTATGAATGTGCTTGGTTCTGCTTTTTACTCCTGCTTCTTCTTTTTTGATTTTCTCATAAATGCACCAATCATTTTTTAATTGCTTGATGAATTTAAATTTATAACCGCGAAGAGTAAACTCTTTTTCGACTAGGAGATATCCGTCTTTGTCTTTCATTTATTTCGACGATCTACAGGGTAGATCTTACCTTCTCTAAGGTTAATCTCTCCATTTCGAAGTTCAAGGAAATTATTTGAAGATTTATCATAATCCTTGCGATAAAGACCGCCTTGTGCAGCTTTCCAATTTACGAAATTCTCAAGAGCTTCTGACATTTGTAAACAGAAGTCAGTTGAATAATGAGGTTTAGCGTAAGTTGACTTATCAAAAGACTGAGCGCACTTTAGATTTCTAAACCAAAGCATCCAACCATCGCTGCCGGGGGGATATTTCTTAGAAAGAACTGGATCAAACAATGGACTGATAGGAGATCCTTGAGGATATTCAGCCGTTGAATGGCAGCTATAACAAGAACTCATAGAGTTATCAAGAGGGCCATTTAAACGACCATTCCAGCCAAGATGCGTAGGAGGAAGCTCGTTTCTATCAGGATTAATAATAGTTTCCTTCAAAGCTGTATTAATAATCGTGTTTGTTGGATATGGATTAGAGAAATCTACATTATTTGTAGGATCTTGGCCCCACATCAAACCTACTGGAACTAGATTATTCCACTTAATAGGATTATTTACTGCGCCATTATATTGGAAATTGCCAAATACCCAACCGTTAGGAGCATTATCATCACGAACCATAATGTCCATTTGGGTTAATACAACTTGAATTTTTGAACGGTCTGAACTATTAAAATTATATGTTGCATAAGCGTCCCACCAAATTCCGTTGCGGAAAAATGGAACTGTGGCTTCAGCTACGTCTTTTGGAATAGAAGTAAACAATAGCTTAAACAATACTGCACCATGTTTAAATCCTCCCTTCATAAGGGTGACATCTGGGTTTTCATGATCAGCCCAAACTTGACCAATTGTATATCCAGCTACGTCATTAAAGAAGCCTACTGCCCACGCGCCAGATGTGGCGTATTCTTGCGAAATAGCGAGTTGATGCGCCTTAACTGGCGCTTCCTTGGTTAATCCGTGAAACCCTTCTCGGCCATTTGCAGAATAATGTTGGAAAGGCATGTGATACCAATTTCGAGCCTTATTATTCTCAACTCGAAAATCTACATTTGTATTTCCTTCAAAACAGTAATCTCGTACAGAAAGTAGATATTCGCGCCAATTAGTTTTATAATCTATGCTGTAAAATTTAGGAAGCTTGTTCTTTGGAAGGCTCTTCGGGTAATCCTGACTTAGTTTAAAAACTTCATTAACATTTGTGACTTCGCTGGGCGGAACCATAAAGCCGAAGTCTGGAAACTTAGTTTGAGCTTTAGATTGACTTTTGGCTTTAATGCTTATAGCTGTAAAAGCTACAAGAAGTGAGATAAAAATAATTGAAAGATTCTTCATTTGACTTTATTATTAGAATTTTTCTTCTTTTTTAAAGTCTTATTTTTATCACCCCAATTTATGTCGTCGTAATTATTTTTATATTTACTACTAAAACAATTTCTGGGTTTATCGCCTTTACCTGCTGACATATATTTTATATATCGTCGAAAACTGGCTTTTTCAAATTTTTTATTATTTCAATACGTTCTTCTTCAGAGTAGAATGACCAGTTTTTAATTTGCTGCCAAGTTCTTCCGCATCCATAACATCTAATTGCTCCTACTAAACGGCATTGCTTTGTACATGGCGTGGATATTTTAGCAGCAGTGTCCTTTTTTATCATAAACTAGAGGATTATACACTGTTTTTTGCTCTCTAGCTTTATAAATTTGAGAGTAAGCTTCTTGAACGTGTTTATCTATTTCTTTGACTAGGTATGGAGCGGTCTTATTTACATCAACTGTTTTCAGCTTTTCAATTAGTTCTTTTAGTATAATTTCGTGTTCTTGCATTTTAAAATTGGTTGGGGGTGAGGTGATCGAAACCCCATTTATCGCTTCAAAGGCGACAGTAATGATCCATTATACGAACCCCCAATAAATTAGATGTTTATTTTTAGAAGATGGAGAGAGTAGGTTGAATCGAACATCCATGTCGAATTTGGAAAAATCGCGCTTTACCATTAAGCTATACTCTCAAAATCTATTTTAATTTTTCTATTTCAAAACATCCATATCCTGCTTGATGTTCATTTGTAAGCAATCCGCACCTTTTACTTTTTGGATTTGTGCATACTCCGAAATCCAAATCTGCTCCTTTATACGACTCATTGTGTAAAGGAATAAAATACTTACACCCGTCGCTACAGTCATTGTAGTCAGCATCAGGATCAAGCCAACGAGTGATTTTGCCTCCATAATCTATGTAATCAGTATCTAGTACCTTACAAAGGTTAAGAAGCGAATCATCTTTCCTTTGATCCTTCATGTAATATATTACGTTTTAATACTCAAGATCCAAAGATAAATTTTTAATATTTTCTACTTCTTGTTTCATTACTTTTTCTATATTTGAAAGACTATCTTTAGAAATTTGAAAAACTTTTATTCCATATAAATCAAAGATTTTGGCGTACTTCATGTCAGCTTCTGCGCCAGCTTTATGATATTGTTTAATAAAATAAACTTCTTTGATTGATGTGGCGGCAATTGTTTTGGCGCAAGATACGCATGGACTTAATACTGAAAATAAATACTTAGCGTTTTTTGAGCTATTAAGAATAGCATTAATTTCTGCGTGACAAATAATTTCAGATTTGAAAGAGCGATCTTCAAAAACATCTTCGGTTGGAACGAATTTTGGCGCGAATCCGTTGAAACCAGTGCCAATTGTGCGCCAGTTTTCATCAAAAAGTACGCATCCTGTCTGAGTTTGACGATCTTCAGATCTTGCCCTAGACGCAAGAGCAAGATAAAAACCATATTCAATTTTATTAAGTCTCATTTAAAATAAGGTTTCCAATATTCTTCACTAACTAATGTCCTATAATTCATAGTTAACTCTTCGCCTTTTTTAATATTTCTAGCTGCAATAGTTAAATAATCATTTTTATCTATAACATTTGGACTTTCAGAATGATTTATAAATCTGCTGTCATCTAATGGAATCATATAGCTTCCATCGCTGTCGATCCAATAGTAATCTTTTTCTTCTATAAAATTTTTTTCTTCTTCGGAAAGAGATTTATAATCTTCGGAAGTTATTCTAAAGACAGAAAGATTATTCATACTCCATATAATTTGTCCTTCATGAATATCTTCGTCAGTGAAAACTCCAATTCCAGCGATTTGGCTTTTATCTAATTTTGTTTTTATTCTAAGCATTTTAATTTCCCCAGTATATTTCTTCGTTTCGCTTGTAAAATTTTAAATTACTTTTAGCTTCATCTGAAATAAAATGAGCGTCTTTGAAATAAAGATAGTTATTTGGGTATAAAGCAAATTGACCATTTTCTAATTCAATCAAATTGAGCGGCTTGTGTTCTTGCGGATATCTACTAAAACCATCTTTCCAGTCTATGATTATTCCTGTATGTCTAGCTGGAGTTTTTATTACTTCTCTAGTTTCGCACTCAATACCTTCTAAGTATTTAAAATGAATGCAGTCTATTTCTTCTCCCATAGTTGCCCAAGGCATTAAAATGTTAGAAGAATGAGAATAATTATTTTTTGTAGATATTGCTTGAATTGGCAAGCCGCTCCAATGCGCTCCACTTTCTAACAAGACATGGCAGGATAAAACCTGATTAAATCTTCCAAAAACTCCGTGCCAAATAGCTTCTGTATAACCATCTGGCATTTCCGCGCCAAGATATTTATTGCTTACTTTGACGTAAAGATGAAATGGAAGATTAGCATGCCTTGACATATTTTAAACTCCTGAGCTTCCAAATCCACCTTCAGATCGAACGGTGGCATCAAGAGTCTCAACAGTTTCCCAATTTGCAGAATGACACTTTTCAATAATAATTTGCGCGATTCTGTCGCCAACATTAACTTCAAAATCAAGATTATGATCTGTATTAAAAAGAATAACTCCAATATCGCCGCGATAATCAGAATCGATAACTCCAGCCAAAACATCGATTCCATTCTTATAAGCTAGACCTGAACGAGGAGCAATGCGCCCATAATATCCTTCAGGAATTGAAATAGAAATATTGGTTTTTACCAACTTTCTTCCCATTGTATTTACAAGAACTTCTTCTGCTGCATACAAATCATAACCAGCAGCATACTTTGATCCTTGAGTTGGAATCTTAGCTTTATCAGACAATTTCTTAATTTGAATGTTCATATTATTCTTTTTCTTCTGTTCCGTCGTCCTCGTCTTCTCCTCCAAATTCAGAGTCGAATTCTAGGTCAGCTATGTTTAGCATCTTTTTCTCTTCTGTCAACAACCAATTTCTAACTTGGCCGTAAATTGCAAATTTATTTCCTATCCCAAAATAAAGAGATTCAGTATCTTCAATATTTTTACTTACATCAACGTGTCTTGTTAAAAAAATCTGAACTGTGTCGTAACTTTCTGAAAGCTCTTTGACGCACTTCATTATTTGCTTATGGGATCTCTCTTGAGATTTATTGTTCATTCTTTTCTATTATAAAATGCTTCCATGAGTAATGGTTAATATTTCTAATAGAAGATTGATATGGAACTTTGTACGGCTTTAAAGAAGGCTTTCTAATTAATTTAAGCCCCGCTTCTTCTGGAGTCTTATTAGACTTCATTGAATTAATTTCTTTATCGCAAAGAACTAAATTATCCCAAGAATCTTTTCCTCCTCTTGATCTTGGAATAATGTGATCAATTGAAGCTTTCTTTTTGACTTCTTCTGGAGTAAATTTGCGCCCAGAATATTGACAAGTATAATTATCTCTCTCTGCAATCCTATCGCTGTTCAGCTTAACTTCAAGCATAGGAATTGCATTGTAATTTTTACAAATAATAATTGTAGGAACTTTGATGGTGAGTTTTACAGATGAGATAGTTATGTCATTTTCAGAGACAGGAATTCTCACCCAATCTTCCCAAGATAAAACTTCGAAGATCGGTTCGTTACCGTTTTCTTGAATATAAAGCGCTTGATAATCTCCTGAATACAGGCAAGATACTGCTTCAGAAACGCACTTTGTCCCGATGGGAATCCAGCTTTTATTAAGGCACAGAGTAAAGACTTTGCTCGTAAGCAGCATCAATACAATATATAACCCTTTTCTTGATTGTCAACCCAATTTATATCTTCATCTTCTGAAGCTTTAGCTTTCTTGGCGCGATCAAAAGTAGTTTTGCATACAGCATATCTTTGCTTCTGATTGGGGAATTCTTTTAACATACTTGAATCCCCCATACAGTCGCCAATATACTTGTCTTCGTTTTGGTTTTTCTTTGACGGTTTAGGAATAGGCATACAAAATATTACACAAAACCCCCGCCGTTTGGCGAGGGTTATTTTTTATTCAATTTCTATTTTATGTTTCGTTGAAGCTTCCTCTTTCAGCTTCATTTTTATTTTTAATACTCCTTCAGAAAGTGATGCCTTCACTGATTTTTCATCAAACTTGCCAGACACTCTAAAATTTTGACTGTAATCTCTGTCTTTATTTTGCGTTTTAATAGACAGAAGATTATCTTGTTCTTCTTTATTTATCGTGATTGATAATTCTGATTTTTTAATTCCCGGCACATCAATGGAGACTACATAGTCTGATCCATCTTGTTTGAAGTAGTAGTTTTTTGTTGCGTCGTAATAATAATTTAATACCATATTGTTTTCCTTGTTATTTATTTCTATAGCAAGATTCATGCCAACTTTTTCATGGTTATATTTCATATTTAGACGCTTTATTTGAGACTATCTGACTCACTGCTGAGACAATATGGCTAAGTGTGCCATAAATTCTCTAGTTAACAGTTCATGCTTTTTTTGTTCTTCTACTACTTGAGTATATAAATATAATAAATCTTCTTCAGAAGTTGTTACTTCTATTTTTTTCTCTAGCCAATCTAAGCTTTGATTTAAGCTATCTAATTCTTCGTAGAAATAATTAATTTTTTCTATCACCTTGGACTCGTACATCTATTTTTTTGGTTTTAAAGAATCCTTCGTTGTAAAGATAATTGGCAATTAATAAAACTTCTTCGTCAGAAACGTCATTTAAAGAATCATAAATGACAAGCTTCTGACCAGTTACTTTCATTTTTAAATTATTTATTTTGAAAGTTTTCACCACAAGTATTTACACTGAAATCTTCTATCTGTATAGAATCATCTAATAACTCCTTTGATTTGTCAAGAATTTTGTTCCTACAATTTTCAATACATAGCACTTTTTTGAATTGTTCAAATGCTGTTGTTAGTTGCCCTTTTGGAGTTGCACAATTGCATGATGATATGTTCATGTCGTATAGTTTTGCAATCTCAGGGTCTAACACTGAAAAGTGTGCTGGATTATTCTTTACGAAATTAAAAAAATAGTCTAATTTAATTTTCATTTAATTAAAAGTTTATAAATTAAATAAGAAAAACATGCGGCGCAAACTCCTTCGATTGACCTGTAATATATCATGCTCATCCAAAACGAGCAGCATATAGGGCATGTGATTAATTTAAAAAAGAAAGATTTCTTCTTTAATAATAAATAATCAGGCAAACTTAAATTCATTTGTTTTTGTTCAATAAAGTCTTCGTATTCTTTAAAAATATTAGTCTTCTTTAATATCCAGCTTGTATAATCGTATATAGCGTTTGTTTTTAACCAGATAAAAGTTAAATAACCGATAACTATAGATATCAATATTAAATTCATTTTACTATTATGACTACTTTAGAAGCATCTTTAAAACTAATTAACTGGTTTTCTGAAAACGATTATTTTAATTACCCGAAGGATTTAAATAAACTTTTGGTTATCCATGAGGATGACAACGACAAATACCCAGTTGTTTGCGCGTTGAATAATTTATTGTCTGAAAATTTTGTAGCTTGCGAATCTAATCCTGACGGAGAGAAGATTTATTTTTTAAATAGAAAGTTGGAGCAGATGGAGCAAGATATTAAAATTAATGGCGCACTTGCTTGCAATATCGCGGACAGAGTAAATTGGTTCTGCCAAGAAGTCATCAAGGACGACTCGGAAACGTGCGATCCAAAAGAGCTAAAACCCAAGGATTTGTGGAACATTTTGCACATTTTAGATTTTTTGAAAAAAGAGGTTGACAAATCTTCTAAGGAGGACTAAGGTCACGACAACCGATTACTAGCTTGCTGGGAATCCAGCGTGAACCGTAAGAGACATCAGGCCCGTAGAAAGGCATCGATCAAGTGAAGCTAAGAACTTCAACGTTATTTCGGGAAAAAGCGGCGTTCGTAAGACGAGATCGATAGACTCACCTAGTCGGTGAGGCGAGCAATAAAAAAAGTTCAATCGGATTTTGGCGGTAAATATTTATTCAAGTCATTAGCTAGGCTCTACGAAATAGGGTCGAAAGCCTACGAAATAGGTTGCGAAGAACTGATTTGGCTTGAATAATGTCGTTTATGATCTAATATAAATACATATTAGAGATGGATTCCTTTTCCAGCGTTGGTTGCATGTCAAAACTTAATAAATCAAATCTCGGTTCTCGTACAATCCTTGGATTGTCTGGCGTAGCCAGTAGTGGAAAGGATACGTTCTTCTCTCTGCTATCGCAGAAACTACCGTTCGAAAGATTCGCCCTAGCAGATGAATTGAAAATTCTTCTAAGGGAAGACCTTATTAAAAAATACAATGTTGACATTTTGAATTGTACGCGAGAAGAGAAGGACTTGGTTAGAAACGATCTCGTTCTTTTTGCGAAGCAAAAGAGATTGGAATCGTATGGAAAGTTTTGGACAGATATTATAACTAAGAAGATCTTGGAATCTAAGTCTCAATACATTTGCATAACCGATATACGTCATAACTATTTTTCTAAAGATGAAGTATTTTGGTTGAAGCACGTTTTAAAAGGTCGCTTGATTGATGTTTCATGTTATAATCCAAAAAATGGCGTAAAAGTTCAGCCACCAAACGAAGAAGAATCGTTTCATTATCCTAAAGTTAGAGAAGATGCTGATTACTATGTAATTTGGCCCAAAGTTTCTGATATTAAAGTGCTTGACTTATTTGTAAATCAGTGCATCCTTGATTTACATTTAAAATGAAAAACTTAAATAAGTTATCAGACGTAGAGTTAATCAAGCTAATAAACGAAGAAACTTGCAACGATGCATTTTGCGAACTGGTTTCAAGGCACGAAAACTTGTATTATAAAGTGTGTCATGGATATATGAACGGACTAAAGAGATCAGGAGTATCAAGTGAAGATATTTTATCTGATAAGATGTTCGTATTTTATAATTCATTGTCTTCTTTCGACGCTGATAAAAATGTTAAGTTTTCTACTTGGCTCGCGAACCAAGCTAGATTCCATTGCCTGAACAGGATTTCGAACACGAAAAACAAATTCTTTGTTGACAATGAGGAAATTTCCCCTATCATAGATTCTGAAATCTCAATGGAGGCTTATCGAAAAAAGCCTGTTAAAGTAAATTTAGAAAATATTTTAACTGCATTTTCAGATGTCTCTGATGATAGAATTTCATACGTTTTCAAGAGGAAGTATTCTGATTATAAAGTGAAGTGGAAAAACATTGCGGAAGAACTCGGAGTTACAACGCAAACAGTTTTGAATCTTCACAAAAAAGGAATAAGTCTTCTTAAAAGAAAGATAAAGAACCGTAAATTAGAAATATATGAGTGATACAAACGCAAACGATACAGCTAATAAGTCTAAACGCGAAGAACTCGGCGCTCTATGGAAACGCCAAGGTAAGAACCAGACATACTTGACTGGTTACATTAACAAGGCAAATGGCGAGAAGGTAAAGATTGTAGTCTTCTCTTCTAAAGATAAGAAGTCTGAAAATCAACCTGATTTTCGAATCTATGAGTCGCTTCCTATGGAAGGACGACCTGCAACCGCAACAACAAGCGCACCTCAAAAGGCGGCTCCAACAGCAAAGGCTCCAGCTTATGGAAATAAGCCATCCGTAAAGAAGACTTATGCTGTTCAGGAAGATGATGACGGACTCCTGTAATGGATTTCGCTCTTAACATCCCAATTAATCCAGTCTCCTTCGGTCAAGTATCTCTAGCAATTCTTAGAGAGATCTACCGAAGGGGGCTGGCCCCTTCTTTACTTCCAATTGGAAACGTCAACGTTTCTTCTTGTGAAGATGATCCACAGTTTTTAGAATGGATCAATAAATGTATTTCTAAATATAAGGAATCTCATACAAGAGATATTCCCGTAATTAAACTTTGGCATCTTAATGGAAGTCATGAATCTATATCTAAAAAGCAGATATTGATTTCATTCTATGAATTAGACTCTCCAACTACCTACGAGAAAAATGTCGCTAAAGGAAATATAACTGTCTTTACAAATAAATACACTAAAGAAGTTTTCGACAATCATGGCGTAGAAACTCATTTCGTTCCTCTTGGATTTGATACAAATACTTTTTCAAATCTAAACAAGACGTTTTTTGATGATGGAAGAATTACTTTTAATGTTTGCGGAAAAATCGAACGCAGAAAGAATCAAGTTAGAGTAATTAAGAGTTGGGTTAAAAAGTTTGGTAATAATAAAAAATACTCACTTCAATCTTGCTGCTATAATTCTTTTATTTCTAAAGAGTTAAATGCTAAAATCATAAATGACGCACTTGAAGGAAATAGATATTTTAATTATAACAACATTGAATGGATAGAAAAGAATAAGACTTACAATGAATTTCTTAATTCTGCCGATGTAGTTATTGGCATGTCTAGCGGCGAAGGATGGTCTATTCCTGAATTCTCTTCTGTCGCGATTGGAAAACATGCTGTTATATTAAATGCTCATGCTCATTCAACTTGGGCAAATGAAAAGAACTCGGTATTAATTAATCCTAGTAAAGATAAGATTGATTGCTACGATAATCTATTCTTCAAGAAAGGAATAGAAATAAATCAAGGTCAATATTTTAATTATAATGAAGATGAATTTATTGCTGGTTGCGAAGAGGTAATTAAAAGAGTAGAAAAAAACAGAGTAAATGAAGAAGGATTAAAGCTCCAAACTGAATTTACTTATGAAAAAACAGTAGATCAACTTTTAGCATTAATTTAATATGCCTATTTATTTATTTAAAAATCCTAAAACAGGCAAGATTAAAGAAATTCTTCAGAGAATGAGTGAGAATCATGTTTATTCTGAAGAAGGAGTTGATTGGGAAAGAATTTTTACTATTCCACAAGCTTCAATAGACACTCATATCGACGCTTTTAGTGAAACAGGATTTAGAGATAAAACTTCTAATAAAAAAGAAACTCTTGGAGATTTGATGGATAGATCAAAAGAGCTTTCTGAAAAACGCAAGGATATCGCTGGAGAAGATCCTGTACAAAAGAAGTTCTTCGAAGATTACAGTAAAACTCGTAAAGGCAAGAAGCACCCTAAAGATCCTTCTCGCGAAGTCAAATATAATAAAAAAATGTTCTCAATCGAATGAAAATTTTATTAACTGGAATACTAGGTCAAGACGGCGCAAATATGGCGGAATATTTGCTAAAGAATACTGACGCTAAAATTTATGGCATGATTCGGAGGACATCAAATCCGAATCTAGTTAACTGTAAATCTTTTATTCATAATCCTAGAGTAGATTTAGTTTATGGAGATTTGTGCGACAGTGTAAGTGTTCCAAGTTTAGTTCAAGATATTAAGCCTGATTATTTTATTAATTTTGGCGCACAAAGTTTTGTTGGTTGTAGTTGGGATATTCCTCTTCAAACATTTGATATTAACGCTACTGGAGTTGCTAGATGCCTTGAAGCGATTCGTCAATATCATCCAAAGTGCAGATTTTATTCTGCTGGAAGCAGCGAAGAATTTGGCGACGTTGTTTACTCTCCACAAGACGAGAAACACCCAATGAGGGCAAGAAGTCCGTATGGAGCATCTAAAGTTGCTGCTCATCAACTAGTAAAAGTATATCGTGAATCGTATAATTTATATGCTGTTCATGGCATTTTATTTAATCACGAAGGAACCAAGCGCGGCCCTGAGTTTGTAACCAGAAAGATTTCTCTAGGCGTTGCGCGAATTCATAACGCAATTAAAAATAATCAGCCTTTTGCTCCGATTGAATTAGGAAATTTAGATTCGAAAAGAGACTGGTCAGATTCAGAAGACTTTGTTGATGGCGTATGGAAGATGTTAAATCAAAAAACTCCTAAAGATTACGTTCTTTCATCTAATGAAACTCATACAATCAAAGAATTTGTAAATCTTGCTTTCGTTTATGCTGATATTCCTTGCGCTTGGCATGGAGAAGGCGAACATAAAGAATTAAGTATTCAAACTAATTTATTGTCTCTTGGAGAAGCTCAGTCTTCTGTTTTAGTTAAAATTAACCCTAAATTCTATAGACCAGCGGAAGTAGAAATTCTACTTGGAAATTCAGATCTCGCAAGAAGAGAATTAGGTTGGAAGCCAAAGGTTTCTTTTGACAAGCTCGTAGAAAAAATGGTAAAGTTTGATATTGACAATTTCCAAAAGTCAGTGTAATATATAACCCATTATTATGAGTGAATTAATTTTAACTGAAAGTTTTGTATCTAAATATAAAAATAAACAACCCAACTGGGGTTTTAATGGTCTAGGTTATATCGTTTATAAGCGTACTTATGCGCGTCTAAAGGATAACGGCAAGACAGAGGAATGGTATGAGACCGTTCAACGATGCATTGAAGGCGCACAAAAGATTGGCGCTCAATACACTCCAGAAGAAGCAGAACGTATTTATGATTACGTTTTTAATTTAAAGTGCAACTTTGCTGGCCGAATGCTTTGGCAGCTTGGCACTTCTACCGTAGATCGCTTTGGCGCAAATTCTCTTCTCAATTGCTGGGCAACAGCAATGCGCGAGCCAAAGGCATTTCTTTTCTTGTTTGAAAATCTAATGCTTGGCGGCGGAGTTGGTTACAGCATTCGCCGCGAAGATGTACACGAACTTCCCAAGATTAAGAAAGGTGTAAATGTCATTCATGAAGCAACTAAAGACGCTGATTATATTGTTCCAGATAAACGCGAAGGTTGGGTTAATCTACTTTCGAAGGTATTGGACGCTTTTTACGTCACAGGTAAATCGTTTTCTTACTCGACTATCCTCATCAGAGGATACGGAGAGCCAATCAAGGGTTTTGGCGGAAAGGCTAGTGGCCCACAAATCCTTATTGACGGAATCGATAAAATCACAAAAATCTTTCAGTCAAGAGAAAACAAGAAACTTCGTTCAATTGACGTTCTTGATATCTGCAACATTATTGGCAGCGTTGTTGTTGCTGGCAATGTTCGTCGAAGTGCTGAAATCGCTCTAGGTGATCCTGACGATATTCTTTATCTTCGCGCCAAGAACTGGGGTTCTGGTAACGTTCCAAATTGGCGAGCAATGAGTAACAATACTATCTACGCAGATAGCTACGATCATGTGCTTGAAGAACTTTGGAAGAATGGATATGAAATCAACAAGGATTCTGGCTATGCAAATGGCGAGCCTTATGGTTTCTTTAATCTACCTCTATCCCAAAAGTTTGGGCGAATTAAGGATGGTCCTATTTCAGACAATTCAATGTATCCAACAGATGCAGATAATTGCGAAATGACCAATCCTTGCGCCGAAATTAGTCTTTCTAATTACGAGTGCTGCAATCTTTCTGAACTTTATCTAAATAACATTACTTCGAAAGAAGAGCTAATCGACTGCACAAAGCTTCTTTATAAGACTCAAAAGGCTATCGCTGCTCTTCCATTCATTCATGAAGAAACTAATAAAATTGTTCACAAGAACATGCGGCTTGGTCTTGGTGTTACTGGCGTTTGTCAGTCTCTTGATAAGCTTGATTGGCTTGACGATTGTTATATCGCTTTGCGTGATTTTGACAAGTCTTGGAGCAAGCTTCGCGGCTGGCCCGAAAGCATTAAACTCACGACTATCAAGCCTTCTGGTACGTTGAGTCTTCTAGGAGGAGCAACTCCCGGCGTTCATCCAGCGTTCAGCAAGTATTACATGCGTACTGTTCGTATGTCTAGTTCTGACGCTCTCGTTCAAACATGCAAAGACATGGGATATCACGTTGAATTCCTTGTAAACTTTGATGGTACTGAAAATCGTGATACTGTTGTAGTCTACTTCCCGTGCAAAACTCCTGAAGGATCTATTCTTACAAAGGATATGGACGTATTGAAGCAGTTGGATATGGTAAAGAAGCTTCAAACAATTTGGTCTGACAACGCTGTTTCTGTAACTGCTTATTACAAGCCTGAAGAACTTGAGTCTCTAAAGACTTGGCTAAAAGATAATTACGAGCATAACGTTAAGAGTGTTAGCTTCCTTCTATTCAAGGATCACGGCTTCAAGCAAGCTCCATATCAAGAAATTGACGAAGCCACATATCTTGCTGCAAGCAGCAAGGTCAAGCCTTTGTCAAATATGACCATCAATAGCAATGAAATGCTAGATATGGCAGAATGCTCTTCTGGTGCATGTCCAATCAGGTAAATAGTATATTAATATCTGGCGGAATTGGAGACTTTCTGCAATGTCTTGACGTTGCAGTTTGTCTTCCTTCTTCTTTCAAAGTTATTGTAATGACTCACTTTAAAGGCGCGGAAAAGTTCTTTGCGCCTTTTTGTGATACTAAAAATTATGAATTTATTTACTTCGATGATTTATCTTCTTATTCAGAAGCTTCTTCTTCTTTAAATAAATCTAATTTAACTATTTGCCCAAGAACAAAGTTTATGGAGACTGCATTTCCTTACGAGGTGCAGTCTCCTTTTGATAACGATAACGAAATAATTGGAATACATCCATTTGGCAGTGGATTTGCTAAAAACGCATACAACCAGCTTAATTTTCCTGAAAAAAGAATTTCTAAAGAATGCGTTGAGAAAATAATAAAGCCTAATAAAAATTATTTAATTTTTGGCAGCGAGAAAGAAGTTTTAGAGTTTGACAATCTCAAAGAGTTGCCTAATGTATGCCTTGTAGCTCACCCTGATATTTGGGTTAGCTTAAGTCATATTCAGCTTTGTAAAAAAGTAATTGCTGTTGACAGTTCAATTAAAACAATGGCTCTAGTTAAAAAAATACCTACTTATTTAATTGTAGGAGATTTTCCTGATGAAACTAGAGATAAATTTTTCATTAATCCTTACTTAGACTCAGAATATTTGCAAGTTTTCTGGACTAAAGATCCTAAAAAGAATGACAAAGAAATTATTGAATTCATCGAAAAAGAAGTATACAAAAACAGTTAATGGCGAAGAAATAATCTTTCAAAGCTTCGCGACTTATTTAATTGATTTATTTATAGCTGATAAAAAAACTATTAATTATCCAAGAGAGATGAAGATAGCAAACACTCTTGGTAAAATATGTTTAGATCAAAAGTTCTGGGAATCTCTTCCCAATGATAAAGTATCTTCTTTAAGCTTCTTTATAAAGAAGGAAAATCAAGATATAATAAAGTATCAGCATGATCTGTTCGTTAAAAATGAATGGGCAGAATTTGTGAAAACTAAGAAAAAGACTCTTGACTTCTCAAAGCAAGATGTCATACTCTCTGAAACTAAAGTAGGCGAAGATATTAAAATAAAGAAGCCTATTTTATCATTAAAAGATTTTATTAATTATGGCTAGACCTCCAAAAAACCAAGACACAAATACAGTAGCTTCAAAGCTTTCATCACTAGATAAGTATCTAAAAGATAATTCAGAACACCATTTTGCTTTCGATAATCCTGTTGAATATACAGTTAGCAGCGGAAGCTTGGTTCTTGATATGGAAATGGGCGGCGGAATTCGCCCCGGTGTTGTTCGTTCTACAGGTATTACAGAAGGCGGCAAAACATCAAACGCTCTTGCTTTCGCTAGAAACTTTCAGAAGGTTCATCCTGACAATGGCGTTGTAGTTTATATCAAGGCTGAAGGGCGACTTTCTAAAGAAATCATTTCGCGATCTGGTGTTGATACTGATCCCAAGCGATGGAAAGTTATTCCTACGAATGATTTTGAATTCGTAATTGATATGATCAGGGATGTTACCAAGCTAAATCCTGATGATCATTATTACATGTTCGTCATTGATTCTCTTGATTCTCTCGTTCCAAGAAATGACATGGCAAAGGGCGCAAGTGAAGCTGATCGAACTGCTGGTGGCGCACTTCTTACATCAAACTTCTTGAGGAAGATGGCTAATTATTTCTCTACCAAGGGGCATATCTGTTTCTTGATTTCTCAAGTCCGTTCCACCATTAAGATTAATCCTTACGAAAAGGGCGATCCAAAGGTTACGAACGCAAGTGGTGGAAATGCCGCTCTACATTATTCTGATTGGATTCTTGAATTCCAACAGCGTTTTCAAAAGGATATTATCTTTGGCGGACCTGATAACAAGACTCCAATTGGACATTGGTGTAAGATCATGTTCCGAAAGACTCCTAATGAAAAGACTGGAGTAGAAGTTAAATATCCAATTAAATATGGTCGCGATAATGGCAATAGTATTTGGATAGAATATGAAGTTATCGAACAGTTGAAAGCTTGGGAAATGATCGAAGCTAAGACCGCTTGGATTACTGTATGCGATGATCTATTGAAGGAGCTTACTGAAAATGGATTTACTGTTCCTAAGCAGATTCAAGGAATGGATAATTTCCGCAAGCTTCTTGAAGAAGATCAAAAGCTAACTTCTTATCTATTTGAAAAATTTATCCGAGTTTTCAAGAAATGAGATTATTTTCATTATCAGGAAAACTTGTCAGCAAGAATGTCAGCAAATATAGAATAGATTGGGATAAAAAATCTCGGTCAAATATTCAATTTGAAGTTAAACAATTTTTGCTTCAACACTGGGAAAATCATATCGTTTACGAAGAATTCCCCGTATATGGAAGCAGAATGAAGGTTGACTTTCTCAACGCGACTCGTAAGATAGCCGTAGAGGTGAATGGCGCACAACATACCTCTTTTAATAAATTCTTTCATCAAAACTCTCGCGCAAAATATCTTTCGTCTATCCGTAGAGATTATGAAAAATATGAATGGCTTATGAAAAACAATTATAAATTCATTGAGCTTGAGCAAGGAGATATGAAAGAGCTTTCAGCAGATTTTATTTTTCAGAAATTCGGTATTGAAATATGACAATTTACTCATTACAAGTAGAAAAACACGTTATTGCTGGCATCTTCAAGAATAAAGACATTCTTTGCGAGCTTGTAAACTTTGTATCAGAAAAAGACTTCTACAACGAAGTTCACTCAACAATCTTTCTTGTTTGTAAGAATTTATATCTAAACAAACAGGAAATCGATAAAGTTCTTGTAGCTCAAAAAATCAAAGACCTTGGAGTCTCTTTTAAGGATGAAGTTAATATATTTGATTATGTAGAAAGTATCACTTTCGCTCAATTAAATGAAAAAGCTACAATTGAAGCGGCGAAAGAATTAATTAAACTTCGCGTTCGTCGAGAAATGTATCATACAGGAGTTAAGATACAAAATACCGCTCAAAAACTAGGCGACGAATCTTTAAATGATTTTATTCTTAGTTGTGATAAAATCTACGCAGATAAAGTATCTAGCATTGAAATAGATGAAAAGCCATGCAATCTGTTTGAAACTATTGCTGAGAAAGTAGAAGAACGTGGCAATAATATCAAAGACGATACTGGATTAGTAACTCCTTATCCAGAATTCAATCGTCTGTATGGCGGTCTTCGTCCCGGTAACATTTATGCAATTGTTTCTCGTCCCGGTCAGGGTAAAACAACTTGGATCAATGATATCTGTTTAAAGACTTCTCTAAAGAATAACGTTAAAGCTCTAATTCTTGATACTGAAATGAGCGCAGAAGAAATGCAGTTTCGCATGATTTCTTCAGTCTCAGGAGTTCCAATGTGGTATGTAGAAACCGGAAATTGGCGCAGAAATGCTGAAATGACAAAAAAGGTCAGAGAAGCTCTAAAGAAAGTCGTAGATTATAAGTATTATCATTATAGAGTAGGCAGTAAAAATATTGATGAAATCTGCTCGTTAGTAAAACGTTGGTATTACAAGGAGGTTGGGCGCGGCAATCAATGTATTGTAGCTTATGACTATGTAAAACTAACTGGCGAAAAGATTGGTCAAAATTGGGCAGAACATCAAGTTATTGGTGAAAAGATTGATAAACTAAAAAGACTATCTGAAGAGATTAGCTGTCCTATTATCACTGCGATGCAAATGAATCGAAGTGGTGAGAATTTTAACCGTAAAGGCGCAGCAGTAGTTGATGATAGCTCTGCAATCGCTCTTTCTGATCGTCTGCAATGGTTCGCTTCGTTCGTAGCAATCTTCCGTCGTAAGACTGTTGATGAAATCGCAGTTGATGGAGAAAACTTCGGAACTCATAAACTGGTTCCAATCAAAACAAGATTCCAAGGCAAAGATGCCGCTGGACATCACGATCTGGTTAAACGTAGGAACGAACAAGGAGAAATCTCTTATCAGAATAACTTCCTTAATTTTAATGTAAATAGTTTTAATGTGGAAGAAAAAGGATCTCTTGACGATATCGTTAAGATTGAAAATGAACAATTTGAATTGAAAGATCAAGAAAAAGAAGATAGTGGAACTCTATGAACGTTAAAGATATTTTGATTGATTTGGGCTACTCTAACATTTCAGAAGGCCCAAAAGAATATAGAATGCGCCCTATTTATAGGGATTCAGATAACAACACCGTTCTTTCAGTAAAGAAAGATTCTGGTAGATTTATTGATTTTAGCAAAGGAATTACTGGATCTATCGAAGACTTAATTAAGTTATCGTTAAACCTTAAGAATGTAGAAGAAGTCAAAACTTGGATTTCTAATAAAAACATCTCTTTAGAACGAAGAGAAGAAGCCAAACCAAAAATTATTACTCAAAAAGTATATGAAAAAGATATGCTTTTTAAATTAAAGAAAGATCATTCTTATTGGATTCAAAGAGGAGTCCCAGAAGAAATTCTTGTAGAGTTTGAAGGCGGAGTTGCTGGATCAGGAAAGATGGCTGGACGGTATGTTTTTCCTATCTTCAACAGCGTAGATCAAATTGTTGGATTTTCAGGAAGAGATATCTTGAGTAGAAAAGATGCGCCAAAATGGAAACACATTGGCGGCAAATCTACTTGGGTATTTCCAGCTAAAAAGAATTCTAAAATCATTAAAGAAACTAAAGAAGTTTTTATTGTCGAGAGCATTGGAGACGCATTGTCTTTATATTCTGCTGGCGTTAAAAATGTAATTGTTTCTTTTGGTCTTGAAATATCTACTTCAATAATCAACTTTTTATTGAAATTGGATGTAACTACCATTAGAATATGTTTTAACAACGATTCCGAGAATAAATTTGCTGGCAACAATGCGGCTGAAAAGGGTTATGAAAAACTAACTAAATTCTTTGATCGAAACCAAGTCGTCATAAATTTACCTTCCAAAAAAGACTTTGGAGAAATGAATGCCGAAGAAATAACCGAGTGGAGAAAAAAGATTTAATACTATCAGCTTCCAGAATCAAAACTCTGGAAACTTGTTCTTGGACTTACTGGTGCAATTATCACCTTAAGCTTCCAGATAAATCTAATGACGGCGCAAATCGTGGCACAGTTTGCCACCTTGTATTTGAACTCTTGTTAAACAAAAAACATAAGAGTCATTATACTAAAATTCAAAAGCAAGCTTCAATCAAGGCCAGCAAAGCAATTAATCGTCTAGTAATCAAGCACATGAAAAAGCTTGATATTTATACAGATGAAAATTACGAGATGGTTGATAAAATGATTGTAGTTGGTCTTGGTCAAGACTTCTATTTAGAAAACGCAAAACTTGGAGAAGCTGAACAAGAGTTTTTAATTGATAGCGAAAGTCCAAAATATAAAATTAAAGGCTTTATCGATAAAAATGGATATTATCCAAAAGATAATCTATTTAAAATCGTCGATTACAAGAGCAGTAAAGCTAAGTTCAAAGATGATGAGTTAACCGCAAATATCCAAGCTCTTACATACACTCTTGCTACAAAGAAGTCTAATAAATTTAAAGAAGTATCTGGCAAAATTAAAAGAGTAATTACTCAATTTATTTTCCTTAGATTTCCTAAACAACCTGTTCAAGAAGTTGAAATAACCGAAGAGCAGTTGAATGGATATGAAAGGTATTTAGAGTACATATATAATGTAGCTTCTAAGTTTGATGCTAAAACTTCTGTTTCAAATTTCGCCGCGAACTCTGAAGAAAAGAAATGGTTGTGCAAAGCTGGCAAAACTTGGGTTTGCCCGTATTATCATCCATATAAATATTACGAAGTTTACGATGAAAGCGGTAATTTAAAGAAAACTTATTTTCTAGATAATCTTCCTTCAAAACTTCCAGAAGGATACACTAAAAAAATAAAGCAGTACGATGGATGCCCCGCTCATAACAAGCCGAAGAAAAGCCAAGATGCCTTCGACTTTTGAGTTGACTTTGCGCTGAAGCGATGTATCATGTATAAGTGAGCATCATTCCATTGTTCAAGAGTCATTACTCTGTTGGAAAGTCTATTCTAACTTTAGAGAAGGCCGCAGAAATTACTGATTCTAGTCCGATTTCTATTTTTTCAATTGCTAAAAAGCATGGACTGAAAGAGATTACTCTTGTAGAAGATTCTATATCTGGCTTTATTCAAGCTTACTCGTATGCTAAAGATATGGGAATTAAGCTTATTTTTGGTCTTCGTGTTACGATTACGGAAGATATTTCTGATAAAAGTGAAGCTTCTTTAAAGAAGGAGTCGAAGATAATCATCTTCCCCAAGAACAATGCTGGATATAAAAAGCTCATTAAGCTGTCTACAATTGCTTCCTCTACAGGATTTTATTATGTTCCTAGGTTAGATTATACTACTTTGAAAGACAACTTTGATGATAATTTAATGATTGCTATTCCATTCTACGATAGCTTTCTATTTAATAATTCATTATATGGTCATCTTTGCGTTCCTGATTTATCTTTTTTCAAGCCTGTATTCTTTGTAGAAGAAAATTCTCTTCCTTTCGATCATATCATTTTAGATAAAGTTAACTTATACGCTAAAGACAAATATGAGATTCAAAAAACTCAAAGCGTCTTTTATTACGAAAGAGAGGATTTCTTAGCTTACTTAACTTTTAGATGCATTAACAATAGAACTAATTTGAATAAACCAAATCTTGAACACATGAGTAGCGACACTTTTTGCTTCGAAAGCTATCTAAACGCTCAATAATATGGACGGCCATTTACTACGATTTAATAATAAAGACGAACTTGTCTTTATCGATCTTGAGACATTTAATCTGTGTCTGAACACCTGTAATAATCTACCTTGGCAAATTTCAATGCTTAAAGTAGTTGGAAATGAAATTATTGACTATAAAGACATGTATGTAAAATGGGATACTCATCTTAAGATTAGTAAAGGTGCTGCGGAAATCACAAGATTTGACCCTGCAAAGCTTGAAAGGCTTGGCATAGACCCTAAAATTGCCGTTGAAACAATGGTTGAATGGCTTGACTCTTCATACAAGATCATTGGTCATAATGTTTTGAACTTTGATATTTATTTAATTAAAGGAGTTTGCGAGAAATTCGGTAAACCTTGGCGGCATTATGTAGATAAAATGATTGATACAAACTGCGTTGCAAGAGGTATCAAGTACGGAGAACTTCCCAAGAAGGATGATAATTTAACTGAATATCAATATAGGCTTGCAAATTCTCCAAGAAAGGGCATAAAGACCAATCTGACCGCATTGGGTAAAGAGTTCTCTATTGAGCATGAATATGATAGATTACATGACGCTATCATCGACTTGAAGCTGAACTTGAAAGTATGGAACAAACTTAAGTATATGATTGACCTATGAATTTTTACGATAATTTTTCTGATTTAAAGCTTGAGCTACATGGCGTAAGACTACCTTCATTTAAAATTGAAGATAAGTTTAAGAACAAAATTGGCGCAGATCTTGATTGCTCCAATCTTTCATTCTTAAAGTCTTTATGCGAATACGGACTAAAAGAAAAAAATCTATTCTCTCAAGAATATATAAATAGATTAAATTATGAGCTAGAAATCGTAGAGGAACTCAGCTTTACGGATTATCTACTACTGGTTTGGGATGTAATCAACTTCTGTAAAGATAATAGCATTCCCACTGGCGTAGGTCGTGGATCTGCCGCAGGAAGTTTAATTCTATTCGCATGTGGAGTAACTCAAATCGATCCTCTTAAATATGGACTATTTTTTGAACGTTTTATTTCAAGATTTCGCGCAAAGAAAAATGTTGTCAATGGTATCACCTATCTCGACGGTTCTCTTATGTGTGACGTTGATCTTGATATATGTTACTATCAGCGGCATAGAGTTTTGGAGTACCTCGAAAAGAAGTTCGAAAACAAAACCGCCAAAATCTTAACTCTAAACACTCTTAGCAGTAAACTTCTAATTAAAGAATGCGGCAAGGTTATCGACGAGAAGCCTGAATCTGAAATGACAGTAGTTTCAGGTTTGATTCCTAAAGTCTTTGGTCAGGTCAAAGATGTCGAAGAAGCTTATGCCGAAGTAGAGGAATTCAAGAACTGGTGCGACGAAAATCCTAGAATATATTCTGTTTCTAGGAAGTTAAAAGATCTAATTAAAAATAAAGGCGCACATCCTTCTGGAGTTCTACTTTGTTATGATAATATCCTAGAATCTTGCCCAACAGAAAGATCTTCTGACGGAAGCATCGTGTCATCATTTGACATGAACTGGGTTACATTATTTAATATCAAACTTGATATTCTAGGTCTTCGTGGCGTTTCAGTTGTAGATGACGTATGCAAGAATATCGGTATTAATCTGCTAGATATCGATGTAAATGATTCTTGTATTTATCAGAGTCTTCAAGACCTGAGAACTCCTCATGGATTATTCCAAATTGAAGCTGATACTAACTTTAAAGTATTAAAGAAGGTAAAGCCTAAGAATCTGGAAGAACTTAGCGGCGTTCTGGCTCTTGCGCGTCCCGGTGCGCTTCAATTCGTCGATAAGTACGCTCTTTATACCAATACAGAAACATACGAGAGCATTCACTCTCTCTTTGATGACGTTCTAAAGGTGACTGGCGGCGTTGCTCTATATCAAGAGCAGTTGATGAAAATGTCTACAAAGATTGGTTTCTCTTTGGACGAAGCAGAAATTCTTCGCCGCATTGTAGGTAAAAAGAAAGTCGAAGAGGTTAAGAAGTGGAAGCAGAAGATTCAAGATAAGATAGTTGAAAATAAGCTTCCTCAAGAAGCTGGCGATATTCTATGGAAAGTTCTTGAAGACTCTGCGAACTACTCTTTCAACAAATCGCATTCAGCTTGTTATGCCGCTCTAGCTGCAATTACAGTATATCTTAAATTTAAATATCCGCAGCAGTTCTTCTTGTCGTTGTTGAAGATGACTCGACATGAACCTGATCCGATTTCTGAGATTTCTAAAATTCACAAAGAGATGCGGCATTTTAATATTGAATTACTGCCCCCTCATCTACTTAAATCTCAAAAAGACTTTAGTATTCAAGGAGACAATATTCGATTTGGTCTTCTTTCTATCAAAGGCATTTCAGATAAATCTATTGAGAAGCTTAATAACTTTATCGGCATATTTCAAAATAAGTTTGAGATCTTTAACACTGCAAATGAAGCTGGATTGAATCTTGGCATATTGTGCGCTTTAATTCAAGCTGGAGCATTGGAAGGCTTTAAGCAGACTAGAACCAAGGTCGTCTATGAAGCTCAACTTTGGAATACTCTTACTGAGAAGGAAAAGAGATATTGCATTAATTATGGCGCGGGATTTGATTATGATCTTGTCAAAACAATGAAGTATATTTGTGAGAAAGTAGATGAAAAAGGAAAGCTTTTAATCAAACCTTCAAGAATTGAAACTATCAAAAATAAGTCTCAAAGATATGCGGAGATTTACGATAAGAACAAGAAGTCCGAGAAGTTCGCTAATTGGTTTTATGAGAATAAACTACTTGGTTATACTTATGGCTCTAATTTAAAGGATATCGTCATGGATCAATCAGATGTCATCTTGGAATTGATAGATGATATTAACGGACTGCCAGAAAACTATGAAGTGCGATTTATCGGAAGACTTTCTGACGATTCTGAAACGCGCACATCTAAAGCTGGTAATAAATACATGACGATGGATATTTTTGATGAAAGTAATATAATAAACGTGAAAATGTTCAATAAGAAACTTGAAGATTTTCTTGATATAAATAAAAAGACTCCTAAGAAAGGCGACATTGTTGTTATTCGTGGCAAAAAGAAAGATGGATGCGTGTTTGCCGACGTAATAGCAGTGCAAACAAATAAAATTTATACAAAACTATCAGAAATAAAGAAAGATGAATAATTTAAAATATCAAAAAGATTATTGGAAATCTTTCATAACTTCTTCTCAAGAAGATATGTTAGCTAGAGATTTAAATAGTTCTTGGGATGAAAATAGTAAAAGCTATTCAAGGCCAACAAGAATTCCAGAACCTTATCTTAATTACATAAAAGAAAATGTAGAATTAAATAAAGTTGTAGATTTCGGAGTTGGTCTAGGAAGAAATCAACAATATTTAAAATCAATTTTCAATGAAGTTCACGGTTTTGACCTTCCCGAAATGATTGAAAGATATAAAAAGACCGCTTCAAAAGACGATAAATTAATTCATGACGTTTCTGAATTCGACAATAATTATTCATTATTATATGAGACAACAGTTTTTCAACATATGCCTCCTGATGAAGTTATATTTTATTTAACTTATTTATCTTATAGAACAAAATATTACTTTTCGCGTACAAGAAGCTATAATGATTTTTTTAGAAATTTTAAAAATAATACAGGAGGAGTAAATATGTATCATTTAATAATGGCGACTAATTGTTGGGAGCCGATTTCTTTTTCTAACGACAAAATAAATATATTAAATGACGAAACTCATTATTTTGCTTTATACAAATCAAAAAACACTAAATGAATACAGAACTTCAAAATCTAATAGAAAATAAAAATCAAACTGGACGAAATAATTCTCAAATTTTTGTATTTGAAGAACTATATAAACGTTTTGGATTTAATCCAATAACAATTGTTGAAACTGGATGTATTAGAAATCCAAGTGAAATATACAAAAAAGGAGACGGATGGGGAACGCTATCTTGGATTCACTGGGCCACTAAAACAAATAGTATAATTTATTCTATAGATATAAACCAATATCATTTAAATATTGCTAAAAATGTAATAGGATTATCTCCTTATGTTAATTACGTCTTCAGCGACTCAGTAGCTTATTTACAAAACTTTCCTTCATTTATGAAGATAAATTTGCTTTTCTTAGATAGCTTTGATTATTGCGGAGATGAAAATAATAAGAGAGCGGCGGCGGAACATCAATTAAAAGAGTTTCAGGCTTGCGAAAAAAATCTAGAAGAAAACTCGATAGTTCTTCTTGATGATATCCTTGATGCTAATTTTTCTGGCAAAGGAGCTTTATCTATTCCTTATATGATGAGTAAAGGATGGAAAATTATTAATTTTCAAGACAATCAAGTTCTTTTATCTAAAATTTTATAATTTTATTTATTCAAATATAATTCAATATGAAGGTTTTATTTTCTAATCCTCCTTGGTGGGATGTCGATCCAGATAATTCTAATGATTTCGTTCGTGGAGTCCGCGCTGGAAGCCGCTGGCCTCATACAGGTAAAAGATATTTATGCATCCCAGATAGATATCAATTTGGAGAATATCTTCCATATCCATTCTTTATGGGATATGCCGCTTCATGGTGCAGAGAGAAAACTGGATACGAAGTAGTTTTGAGAGATTCAATCGCTCTTTCTGAATCTTATCAAAGCTATTTTAATTATTTAAATCAATTTAAGCCTGACTATATAGTTATTGAAACAGCTACTCCAAGTTGGGATCACGATAAGAAAGTAATAGCTTATATCAATAAGAATTTTAAAAATCTTAAAATAATTCTTACTGGAACGATTTCAAGTGCAGATCAAGAGCAAGAGATTCTAAAGAACGAAAGTATAATCGCATTAATTAAAGGTGAATACGAAAAAAATGTCGTCAAAGTTTTAAATGGTCAAAGAGGAATTATTCAGCATGATCTTTTGACATTAGAGGAAATGAACTCTGCTCCATTTCCTGATTTAAACGATGAAACATGGTGGCGTTATAATGATTGCAATCCAAGAGGGCAAGTATTTCCTCACGCACATATTTGGAGTAGCAGAGGATGTCCATATAAGTGCATCTTCTGTGTATGGCCTGCTGTAATGACAGGAAATGATCCTCTTGGTAAATCTAAGAGAACTGTACGCCATTATACAAAAGAATACATGGGCAGATATATCGAAAATCTATTGAGTAGATATGATTATAAGTCTATTTATTTTGATGACGATACATTTAATCTAGGAAATAAACATACTCTTGAAATGTGCGAGTTGATGAAGGAAGTTGGTCTTCCTTGGTCGGCTATGTGTCGCGCTGATACCATTCAAAAAGATACTTGGCGCGTAATGAAAGAATCTGGATGCTTTGGCGTTAAGCTCGGATTTGAAAGTGGAAATCAATACGTTGTAGATAATATAGTTAATAAACATCTAGATTTAAAAGAAGCGGCAGAAGTTGTTAAATACCTAAAAGAAATAGGAATGACTGTTCATGGAACATTTACTATGGGATTGCCGGGAGAAACAAAAGAGCAAGTTCAAGACACTTTGAATTATATAAATAGTTTGCCATTTGATTCTCATCAATTAAGTGGGACAGCAGAAATCGAAGGAACACCGCTTTCTAACTTAAAGAAAGAAGGAAAACTAGAAAAGTATTCAGGAGCAGAAATAAATGAAGAATACAAGCCTGAGCATGATGGAGGATTAAAAGCCAGAAATCTAGCTAAACACTTGAAAGATAATTAATATGAAATATATAGTTACTGGATCTTTGGGCTTAGTTGGCCTAGCTTCATGCAAGCGTCTTCTTGAAGAAGGCCATGAAGTAGTTGGAATTGACTGCAATGCAAGAGAAGAATTCTTTGGTAAAGAAGGATCTACTAATAGTAAATTAAATACTCTTTCTAGTTATGCTAATTATAAACATTATGCCGTAGATATTGCAGATAAAAATAGTATAGATAAGGTGTTCAATGAAGGATTTGATAGAGTTATTCATACCGCAGCACAACCATCTCATGATTGGGCGACAAATAATATTCATAGAGATTTTGAAATAAACGCGGTTGGATCTATTAATATTTTTAATGCTGTATTTAAATTTAATAAAACCGCTCCTATTGCTCATATTTCAACAAGTAAAGTATATGGAGACAATCCAAACAGACTTCCTTTAGAAGATCTTGGAAACAGATTAGATTTGCCTTCTGATCACAATTTATTTAATGGATTAAAAGAAGATTTTTCAATAGATAATTGTCTTCATAGCTTCTTTGGTTGCAGCAAAGTTGCTGGAGATTTATACGCTCAAGAATATGGTCGCCACTTTGGATTAAAAATTGGTATTTTTAGACCTGGATGTGTAACTGGATCTGATCATGCTGGAGTTCCACTTCATGGATTTTTATCATATCTTGCAAAATGTATAAAAAATAATATTGAATATACAGTTATTGGATACGAAGGAAAACAAGTAAGATGCAATATTCACGCTGACGATTTAGTAGATGCTTGTATTACATTTTTAAATAATCCTAAATCTGGAGAAATTTATAATACTGGCGGCAGACAATTATCTTGCTCTATAATAGAAGCAGTTTCAGCATTAGAAAATCTATTAGACAAAAAAGCTAAATTGAATTATAATCCAACCTCTAGAACCGGCGATCACAGATGGTATATTTCAGATATGAATAAGTTTAAAAAAGCTTATAACTGGAATAATAAAAAATCTTTGACTGATATTTATAAGGAACTTTGTAAATGAGAAAAGTTGCAGTTTTAGTATGCGGCCAGATGAGAACTCTTGATAAGACTTACGATCAAGTTAAATCAATTTATCCAAATGCTGATTTTTACGTTCACTCTGTATTAGACGAAGATACTGAAAAAGCGTTCTTGCTAAAGCCCAAAGTCTTAATTGCTGAACCTCAACATGAAATGCCTGAAAGATTGGAATATTCTTGGAATATATCTAGAGGATGTCATGGGGTTCAAAGAGTATTAAAGCAGCTTTGGGGTCTCGAAAAAGTTTGGAATGTTTATGAAAAATATGGCGACAAACATGATGTAGTTATCAGATGGAGGCCAGATACTTTATTTTCCACTCTTCCTGAAAATCCAGAAACAATAACGGAACAAAATCTTAATCATATTTTTATACCTAAATTTTCTAATTATCATGGATTGAATGATAGATTTGCTTTTGGCAATTATGAAAACATGAAAATATATTTTACAAGATTTCAAAGGTTAGACCAATACATAGATATAAAAGGCATGTTTCATCCAGAAACATTTTTAGCTTGGTCTATAATAGACAAAAAAATAATGGTACAAAGAACAAAAGCTGTATTTTATAGTTTAAGAAAAGATGGATCTAGGATAGAACCTAATTATAATGTCAAAGAATTAGATACAGTTGATTGAAGAAAAAGTATCGAATTTCTTCGAAGAAACAGTATAATAAATTGAAATATGGTTCAATTCTACAAGCCAAATCCCCGCAATTCTGGTTCCGCATGTTCATTCTACAAGACCCGTGACGGAGCCATCATGTTCAGCATCATCAAGCAAGCTTCTTGGGATGAATCCAGAAAGACTGGTTCATTTCAGAAGAACAAGACAGATCCAAAAGGAAACGTAAAGGTAAAGCTATCTTTAGCTGAAGCCGCAGGTATTCTTGAAGCAGTTGATAAGGATGTAGAGTTCAAGGAATATCACAATAGTCAAAATCAATCTATTCAGATTCGATTTGCTCCTTATGTAGATAAGAATACAAATGAAAGAAAGGGATTTTCGCTTTCAGTAAATAAGACTGGAAAGGACTCTCAAGAAAAGCTTTCTTTTATCATCGGTCTTACTTTCAAGGAGGCTCGCCTACTAAGAGAGTATATGATTTATATTATTCATGATTCATTCGCTAACCCAATTAAGCAGAATGCAGAATCTGAATCTTCAGGAGAAGAAGCCGCAACAGAAACTCCCGCTCCAACTCCTAAGCCTCCTCAACAATCAAGCGGAGACGATATCGACTTTTGAAAAAGAAGATACTCTTTCAAAGCGACTGCGCCACTTCTAAGACCGGCTTTGGCAGAAATGCTAAGGCCGTTCTTTCTTACTTATATAAAACTGGTAAGTATGATTTGGCGCAATATTGCGTTTCACAAAAAGAAGACGACGCTGTTCTTAAACGTCTTCCTTGGAAAGGATATGGAACTTTTCCATTAGAAGCTAATATACCAAAACTTTTAGAAAACCTTGAGCCTCAAGAAGCTGAGAATAGAAAGAAGCTTTTTGGCTATGGAGAAGCTTTATTAGACTCAGTAATAGAAAAAGAAAAGCCTGATGTATATTTTGCTGTTCAAGATATTTGGGGTATAGACTTTGCCATTGATCGGCATTGGTTTTCTAAAATAGACTCTATACTGTGGACCACTTTAGATTCAACTCCCATTCTCGAAAGTGCAGTTAAAGCGGCTAAAAAGACTAAAAACTTCTGGGTATGGAGTGAGTTCGCTGAAAGAGAACTTCATAAGATGGGCCATACCCATGTCAAAACATATCATGGCGCGATTGATGACAGTAAATTTTACAGAAAATCAGACGAAGAAAAACTTTCTTTAAGAGAAAAGCATGGTATTAATCAGAATGATTTTATTGTAGGATTTGTATTTAGAAATCAATTAAGGAAATCTGTCTTCGCTCTTCTTAAAGGACTCTATTTATTTAAACAATATCATCCCGAAGCTAATGCCAAAGTTCTACTTCATACGAGTTGGGATGAAAGTTGGGACATAAAGAAGTTCATGAAAGAGTTTTCATTACAAGATGAAGACGTATTAACTACTTTTGTTTGTAAATCATGTGGCTACTTTAGAGTAGAACATCCCACTTCAAAGCAAAAGAAATGCGCCAAATGCGAAAAAGATACTTTCGTAACTACTTCTCCAAGCAATGGCATTGATGAAGAAGAATTGAACGATGTCTACAATCTAATGGATGTTTATTGCCATCCATTCACTAGTGGTGGACAAGAAATGCCAATTCAAGAAGCTAAATTTGCAGAGTTAATTACTCTTGTTACTAATTATAGCTGCGGAGAAGATAATTGCGCTAAAGATTCAGGATCATTTCCTTTAAAATGGGAAGAGTATAGAGAGCCGGGAACACAATTTATTAAGGCGGCGACTTCTGCTGCAAGTATTGCGGATGAACTTAGAAAAGTCTACTTAATGAGTAAAGAAGAAAGAAAAGATCGCGGCATTATTTCTAGAGAATGGGCTTATAAAAATTACTCTATTGAATCTACATGTAAGAAAATAGAGAAATTCATAGATGAGGAATGCAATAAAAAATTTGATTACAAAGAGATAGTTTCTCCTAAGTATCCATACGCAGCAATTCCTAAAATAGAAGATAATGCCACTTGGATAAAAACTCTATATTCAAATATTTTAAATTGCCAAGTTAATGATGATGATGAAGGATTGTTTCATTGGGTAGATAGATTAAACAAAGGAGAGAATAGACAATCAGTTGAAAACTTCTTTAGAAAAGTAGCTTTAAAAGAAGAGCAAAAAAAATCTCCAAATAAAACTTTAGAACTTTTAAAATCAATAAAAGAAAAGAAAGCATTGTTAATAGTAAAGAGCGGCGAGCGAGAAGCTTTTTATGCTAACTGCTTATTAAAGAATCTAAAAGAAATCTATAAAGATTTTAAAATCATCGTAGCGACAAAAAATGATCTTTTCCACATTTTTGAAGGTAATGAAAATCTTGATTATGTAATTGATTATATAGACAAAATGTCCACTCCTTTCTTTTTAGAAGGGAAAGGAGATGAAATAAAATATTGCGACGTAGTAATTCAATTATCAGATATATTTCCTAATTATTCGTATATTAGAAATTCTGAAGATATAATAAACTTTGATCTATTATGCACATAGCCGAAAGTTTCGCTTTAGCATCTGGAGCTAAATTAACTAATCAAAGATTATACGAAAGATTTACTCCTGTCGGATCAAATCAATATATATCTTTTCACAAGATACATTACGATCAATATCAAGAGGTATTAAATTTAATTCAACCTGTTTTAAAAAGCTATGCAATCGATATCGTTCAAATCGGCGGCACAAATTATCCAAAAATTCTATCTGTTTCTAAGGTTAAGGACTATGGATCTGCAAGTTATATACTTAGAAATTCCCTTCTTCATTTTGGAGAATACTCTATACTTTTTGATTTATGCTCTTCTGTTAATACAAAAAGCTTAATTCTTAATTCTATAGCTTATGAAAAGATAATCTGCCCATTCTTATCAAATAAAGATAAACAAATTGTAATTAACAATTACTCTAAGAATAACAATCTTCCATTATTTGATTCTAAAACTTCAAAGGGTTTATTGAATGAAATTAAGCCCGAAGATATTGCGGCAAAAATATTAAATCTTCTTGGATTAGAATTTCATAAACCTTACGATACTTTATATCGCGGCGAATATTATAAAGAGAATTTCTTTGAGATTAACGTATATCCAATTAAAGATTACGTTTATGATTTAAGTCAAATACCAGAACCGATTATAAGACTTGATTATCATTTTGATTTAGAGTTTCTAGAAAAGCATTTAAAAAATAAAAAATGCAGAATTAGGACAAATAAAGAAATTCCAGAATCTATAATTCAAAAATATGCTGACAAGATAGCTGGCATTGATTTAGAAATTAAAAATAGAGAAAACTTCGCGACATTTATTAAGTATGTCAAGAAAGCTAAAGTTGAATTATTGTTATTCTCGTTTTTAGATGAAGAAGTTTGCGATGATTGAAAGATGCAATATTTGGATGTAGAGCCTATTAATTTTCAAAAGACGACTACTCCAATCGTTAATTTTAATTTAAACGACAAAGATTTATTCTTTAAATGCGATGAAGTTATTCTTTATAAAAATCAACTTTATATTTCAAAGGATGATATTATAAATAATAATTTTTACGATCCAAATAAGTTCAATAGAGTTTCTTCGTTTAATCTTTCTGAAAGTTTTTCTAACGTTTTAATCGTCAGAGACTTGACAAACAGCAAGTAAACGATAAGATATGTCCGTGAGTGAATTAAAGATAATCGAAAACTTCAAGCGAGACGAAAACGGTCTCTTAACCAAACCAACAGTTCCATATAGCTTCAATGAAGATGGATCTATCGATTGGCGTTCAATGGTTCGCAAGGAATTCCTTGTCTCCAACAAAGAGCGCACAAAGGAAACAGACGTAACAAAGCTAGAAGATAAAGATCTTATTATTCTTCTTGGAGGAATTAAAGAACTAGCTCAAATTCGTGGATACACAAACGTATCTTATGCAGTCTCTGCACCAAATCAAGATTATGTCGCGGCAGTATGTTCAATCTCATTTATTCCAAATTATGAGACTGGTGGTAGAGAAGTCACTTTCTCCGCTATTGGAGACGCTTCTCCATACAATACAAAGGATTTCGCCAAGAACTATCTTGGCCCAATAGCTGAAAATCGCGCTTTCTGCCGCTGCGTTCGCAACTTCTTAAAGATTAACATTGTTGCTCAGGAAGAGCTTGGCAAGTCCAAGGATGAAGAGAAGAACGTCTTTGAACCTTCATCTCTGCTTGAGAAGGTTATGAAAGACAAGAACATCTCTTTTGAAGTTGTTAAGAAGCGCCTTATTAAAGAGAATTATCCAGATGCCGAAAATTTGACATCTATATATGAGATTCCAAAGATTAAGATTTTTGAGTTACTAGATAGAATTACGAAGGCTTAATTTTCTTAGGACATATAGCTTCACTTTCCCAAGGTCTAAACCTTATGGGATTGCTTTCGCACCCAAACGATGGATGGGTGCATTTTTCTTTATGATTATCAAATATTTTACATTCGCCGCATAATTTAGATGTAGCAATTTTATCTTTATTAATTAAATATCTAATTAAGTCTTCTCTATGAAAAGTAGTTTGATTTTCTCCCCAAGTTAAATATACACTCATATTAATTTATTATTACCTGCGGAGATTGAGTTTCTAATCTAACTATTTGAAATCCAGTTTCTATTAAACTTATACCAAGGCTTGACGAGCTATAAGAAGATCTAGTCCAAAGACCGTTAAGATTTGAACCAACTATATTATAATTATAAAATAAAGGGCTTGAAAGCAAAGGTGGAGGCAGAAGCTGCATACTTACACCAGGAATACATTCTCCTTCTGAAGGAGTATTTAAAATATCACCTATCGTAAGAGCTTCTAATTTAGTACCAGATCCATGATAATAAACGTCATCAGCTTTAGCTTGTCTAGTTGTAGTAGATTCTTGAGATATAATTCTTGTTGCAAATGACGATGGATTAGATGGTAAAAGTTTTGTTATATTAGCGTAAGCAGTATCTGCTAAATTAACATCAATTCCAGTTAATTTTAGATCGACTTCTTGATAATATTTTTCTATTTTTATATTAGTTGTGAGTTGTCCAGTAGTAGAATTTTGATTTCCAGTTATAGAGTAACCTTGATTGACGCTGCTTCCTCTTAAAGAGCCGTTTAAATTCCTTAAACTATAAGTAGCTTCTAATGTTTTGATGCCAGTATTTTTAATATCTGATACGCTTGTCGGCCCAGATACAGTTGAAAATGTAGAACCTGAATTTCCTAAAGATTGAGGTATTAAAGTTCCCGGCAAATCTTCTACAGACGAATAGCTTCTTATTGTTTCTTCGTAATCTAATGGAAATGGAACTCTAAAATAAATTAAAGAATTAATAGATTTAGCTATTGAAGCATAAGATTCAAGATATGTTGCTACATAAGGAATAGCGCCAAAGCCTCTTGGATTATCTTTATATCTTTTTACTGAAGATTTGCCAAATCTATATCCTTGTATAATAGATGTCGCTCTTAAATTAAAATTAAGTGAAGATGGCAATAAAGAAGGATACTTATTTCCAAACCAACCTCTTACCGTCGTTCCAATACCAGAAAACTTTGTCGCATTCATAAAAAGCTGATCATATTTTAAATCTGGAGGAGTTAAATGACCTTTAATATTTTCGCATCCTAATCTTCCTGTTGCTCCTTGAGAATTAGCCGTAAAGCCTTCTCTCATAGCTTCTAAATATAATTCTGCTTGTTTAATCATTTCATGATTAGTAGGAGAATCAGAAAGTTGACCATCAACGTTTCCATCAGAATAAGGTCTTGGTATTAATTTAACGAAGAAAAATCTTGGGTAATAAGAGCCAAGATATTGATTAGAAGTAACGCTAGTAGATTGAAAAAGTCCAAATTCATTAGTTATAGACGCATCTCCAATTCTAAAACTTGAAGGATTTATTCCAGATAGCCAATCTTTTAACCCATTATAATCAGTTCTAGCTGTTTCTCCTGGAGTTTGACTATCTGTATTATACGCATCATATCCATCTATTTTTCTATTCAATTGTATAAAAACAGAATCTGGATGCGCCGAATCTATATAAGCTCTAACTATTTTATATGGAGCTTTAAAAGCTTGACAACTAGTATAAAATTTTTCTTGCAATTGTCGACCAATTGTATTCTTATTTGAACCATTGGAAAGCAATGGAACTGCTAAATTTTGGAAAGCATAATTTATTTGATTAGGCAATATCAATGGCAGATATCTATAAGAAGGTGGAGCTTCTGGAGCATACGCTCTTGGTAATCCAGAATTTATATGTTTATTTTCTGCGCTTTTAGGAAGCAAATCAGAATTAACATGACATCTATCAATAAATGGACTATTTGTATCTCCATACACTTCTCTTTTAAATATAGAAGAATTAAACGAACTAAATGGTAAAAAGTTTATCCAAAAAGCCCATTCATTACTAAAATTAGATGGAAAAGCTATTTCCATAATTCCATTAGTAGGAGTAATTATTGGAGTTCCACTGCTTGGAGTGTACTGAGTATTTGAAGCGGTAAATAATTGACTATTAGTATATTCAACTCCTGAATGAAAAATAGAGCCGCCAGAAACTTTATATTGCCGCCCAATTAATAAAGATCCACTTAAAGTAGTATTAATATCAGGAGCAATGCCTTGGAATACGTCTCTTTCAGTTGGAGCATCTTGTGATGTATCAATAGCGTTTCCAGTTCTTTTAATTAGAACTGCTCCATTTCTAATCAAAGGCTCTAAAATAGGATTTGTATTATAAGGAATAGAAATTTTAATTGATATATAAATTGGAATATTAACTATTTCACTAGGAGGAAGAATATCTTTTTTCTCTCTATTATTTACATCTACATAAAATTTAAACTGCACCGTATTATTCCAAGATGAACTCCATGTTGGAAGCTCAAATTCTGACCCTATAGCAACCGAAGATAAATCTATTTCAACGTTACTAGAATTTAAAACAGTTATTCTGACTGATTCGCTTTTATTTAAAATAGGCTTAGAAGTATCATAAGCTTGTTTAGAATCACCAAAATGATTTTCAAAATAAGAAATTAATAATTTATGCCCAGCTAAATATTTATTATAATCTTCTTTGGTGAAAGTAGTAAATTCTACAAACTCTATAGCATTTATCGATTCATCAAAAGCAAGATTTCCTGTTCCTGTATCTAATCTAATTTTATTTAAATTATAATTTGAATATATATTATTTGCTAATAACATTAAAGTATCAAGATTTAAAATATATTCTTCTACGTCTAATGTATACATTGAAGCAATTGGGCCAATAATACCTAAATAATATGCTGAATAATCATCATATTTATAATTTTGATTCATTTCTGAATTATCTAGATTTCCATCTTTAACAGCTATACGACCTGAATAATTATACTTCCAAGTAGCAGTAGTTTCTCTAAAAATAAAAGATCCATTTTTATCTATAAAATAAAAGAAACGACCCGGATTTGCTAAACTAAAAATTTCCTGTATAGCTTTTGGCGCTCTTTTAAATGTAAAAATTGAAAGACCATCTAGATAATACAATCTGTCTGAATTTGTTATAGTTATAAACCCTTCGCTATCAAGATCTTGCATTTCAAATTTTCCTACTCCAATTACATTAGGAACACTAGGAAGAGGTGTGAAATTATCGAATCTTCTAACTTGATAAACTTTATTTCCGCTATTATCAAATCTAAAATATTTTTCGCCATACTTATCTTCAAATTGATAATAAATATAACCAGTGTCGCTAATTTGTTTATAAAAATTATTATCAGACGACTGTATTGAACTTTTTGGTCTTGATACTATAAATGAATCATAATTAACTAAAAATTCTGCTGGTTGAAATTCTACTGTATTTAAGTTTATCTGGGTAGGTATACCTTTTGAATTTAAAGTTGTAACTATATCATAATCTAATTTTGTATAAAGTTTAGATTCAGTAATTGCATCAAATACATAATGATCAAAGCCAGTATAGTAAGGATATGTTATTTCTGCATCATTTGTAGGTGAAGGCGACATGCTTTCACTATAAAAAGAATAAAATAAATCTGCAAAATATTTAAGATTAGCATCCCACCAAGCCATATCATGGCCTTGAGCAAAATTTTGTTGAACAGTTTCAAAATTTTTAGAAGCTATAGTAAATGTACTTTGTGTAGCTAAATATTTTTGGTCTTTAAATTTAGTTAAACGCCCACTTTGCCTAGCAAATCTATCAAATCTTAAAGTATTTTCATTAACTATAGCTTGTATGTTATTAGGGCCTAAAATTCTAGTAAAAAGACTTAACCTTCTTGATGCTTCAAAAACAGCATTAGTATTTAATTCAACATTATTTGAATCATGAGCGCCATTAATAGAATAATTTCTAATATCTCCGCCACCTAAAGTCCCAAACTTTTTTAATTGATCAGAGAAATATTTCGCGCCGGGATTGTTTTCATCTACAATTTTAAAAGGATGATTAGGATTATCAAAATTAGCGTCTTCTAATCCATAATAAGCACATGCTCTTAATAAAGCATAAGCATCTTCTATTTTAGGTTGATAAGTATATAAAAATATTGGATATAAAATAAGCCCACCATTTACATTATCATCAAAATAAGAAATATCTTTAACTTCAAATCTAACCAAGCAAGTATAATTAGCGTCTGTAGATAAATATAAATTAGAAGAAATTGCTAATGCAACTTTATCTACACTAGGGCTAAAATTAAATACTTTCACATCAGACTGTTCAAATTTTAATTTATCAACGACTGTTATTTTTGTATAATGCACAAAAATCGTACATTTTTTGACATTAGTAGATAAAACTTCCAAACTTTGTAAAGTAAATCCATTTGGGACAGTAACTAATTGTCCATAATCAGAAGTCGTTGGATCAATTGTATTACTCAAAACTGCTCCATCAGTAACCGAACGAAGCTCGTAAAGATATTCTTTTAAATCATAAGTACTAAGATAATCATTATTATATAAATAAGGCTTTACATAATTATCTACTCCATTATACTGAACTGAATCAGATGGAGTTTTAATTTCTATATAAGAAGTATTTGGTATTGTTTTATAATCTATACCTTCTGTAATATATAAAAATGTTCTTATTTCAGCATTTCCATTAAAAGTTCCAGAAACGCTTCCAATCATTCCAGATATATCAATATTAAAAGAAAGAGCCGTTTTTGAAATTACTTTAAAACGATTATAATTATCATTTGGAAATGGAGTAGAGCTACCAGCATAATATAAATAAATATCTACCCAATCATCAACATTGTATCCATGTTGCGTAGTAAAAGTTATTGTTACTACATATCCTGCTTGAGTGAAAGTTCCATTCAATTTTCTTGAATTAGACAGTTTATTATTTCTTAATACTAATCTAGCTTGATCAAACTGTATTTCACTGTCCATCAAATCTTTTCTATTATATAATTGAGGATTATTAACAGAATATGTGGCTGTTATTCTCGAAAAAGAACCTATCTCAGGAGCAAAACAATATTGATTATTAAAAAACCAATCAAAATCGAAACCTTTTGCGTATGTAATAAAATTATATAAAAGTCTATAAATGTGATTTTTCTGCTCTCTTCCTAGAAAAACTGTTGATTGATTTTGAGTTAAATGCCATCTATTTTTAGGATACAATTCAGCAGAAATTAAATTATTTCCTTGAATTTTAAAAGCGAAAAAATTATTTAAATTTCCATTACTTATTATTGAATATTCTGTAAAAGCTGCATCAAAAGCCGCCGATGTTCCTTCATTGCAAATAGTAAAAGTTTTTTCAGTTCCTAGATATCCGTCTATTGGAACTAATGAACTAACAGATGAAGGATAAAATTTTTCAGCATCTTCTCCACATCCATCTTTCTTTGTAATTAATGGATTTAATCCATAAAATCCTCCATAACTATTTCCTGCTGGATTTGTTGGATTTCCACTTATATAGCCATAATTATGAATTTCATTAGCTAATCCAAAAGCTGTATATTCTAAACCAGTTCCAGTATCTGTTCCAATAGAAGTGAATCCATTAAAAGTCCTACCTCTAAATAAATAAGATTCACTTGATCTTAAAAGATTTTGAGCTTTTTGGACTCTTACATCTTCTCTTTCGTAAAGCCAAGCTCCTGAAGAAGGATCTTTCTTATTATAGTTCATTCCAAAAATGAACCTATTCAAAAAGTTAGTTTGAAGATTTGCTCCTTCTGGAGTTTGAGGGCTTGCAACAGGCCAAGTATCTCCATTTCCAGGATTAACGAATTGATAAAAATCAAAAAATTCGCTTTCTGGAGCGTATAACATATCGTCGTCAAGACGAGGCTTTCTAAAATACGCGCTATATATATAATAAGGAATGCGCCAATGAGAGTCTCCAGCGCCATTTAAAATTCTCGTATTAAAAGCTTCCGCAAAAGAATATAAATGACTAGATTTTATTGTTTCATCTAGTTGAGGGATTATTGCTTGAGTTACTGGAGTCATAAATTATAACCAAACGCAATTTAAAGCTGTATTTCCAGAAGTAGAAATTGATGCGCTTCTAGTTCTATTAGCTTCATTTATATCGTAAGTAAAAACATACTTTAGCCCCCAAATATCTTTAATATTATTAGCTCCACCAATAGCTTCTGTATTAACTCCTTGAGCTATAAGAATTTCTTCTGGAGTATAAGGTCTTTGTAAAAAAGAAACTTTAAATTTTTCATATTCTAAATAATCTTGAAACATTGATATGCTTGTTCTTGCATTTCCAGATTCATCAACTATAGCTCCTCCTGAAGTTTTAAGCCATAAACACTTAGGTTTTAAAACTAAAAATGTTTCAGTATTAGCTTTTGGATCTCCGTTAACAGGTACATTAGATTTTACGCATCTCAAAAAAATACTAGCAATAACTTTATTTTTAATTGATGCGTCTGTATTTACTAAATCTTTTAATAATTTTGGCTTGTTATCATCATTCTGGTCAGGATAAGTAAAAATCTCTCTAAAATCTCCATTTTTTATATTTTTATTTACACTCATAGTCTATAAGAATTAACTACTTTATTTATTTTGCCAAAATTAGTATATAAAGTTAAAGTAAATGTTTGAGACGCTCCTACAATATTATATAAATCAGTTAAAGTTATGCTGTTAGATGAATTTGCGGTAACAGATATATTGCTTATCCCAGAAGTAGAATAATAACTAGAATTTCCAGTTGTAATTTCTGCGGAAAAAATCTTTATATTAAAGGCGCTTGAATTTATAAATGTTCCCGTCAAACTAGAAGATGAATATGTTTCAGGAAAAGTTATAGAATAATTTATTTCTGGGCCATAAATATTTGCAGTTACATCGCAAGTAAGACCATTTGAATTAAAGAAAAATTTATCTATTGCAAAATTACCTTTAACTCCATTTGTGCAAAACTCTTCTTCGTCAAATGAATAAGTATAATTAGTATCATTAAAAGCCAAATGCAAAGAAAAACCTGCGGTATCAGAATAGCTATAAACGACTTTATTTTGTGGATCATATATTTTGCCGCTACGCATTAAAAACGAAACATTATCTGAAGCTCCTGAAAATCCAAAATGAACTCCAGAAGATAATGCCCCATCATATAATTCTCCAGAATATAAAATATTTGAGAAAATAAAATCAGCAGAAAAAGTTTTAGCTGAAGGCAGTGATCTATAATTTATTCCTGTAAATACCATATTAAAGCTTTCTTAAAAATCTTTCAGTTAAGAATAAAGAGTCTTTTTGTTTCGGTTGTTTTGGCCTACTAGAGAAATCTAAAGTAGTATTAAATCCAGACTCGTTAAAAGAAAAGTTAATAGAATTTAAAATTGGACTGCTAAAAATATAACTAACCAACTGATGTGGAATATAAGTAGAAGTTAAAGATACTTTTTTTTGCTCAAAAGCATCAGGAACAGAGTTATTTAAATTTTTACTAACTCTATCGTGATAATCTTTAGCGGATAAAACGCGTTGATTTTTTCCAGTTTCATCAAACGTAACCACTTGATCTATTACGCCAGTAGAAGTAGTTGATTGAGCTAATATTTCTGGAACAACATTATCTATAACTTCATAAGACATTACATTATCTACTCCCTCATAAATTGGAGGAGATCCAATTACATAAGACGCTCCCGCTAATGTAATAGTATTATTATTATCTCTAGTTTCACAATATCTATAATTACTTGTAGCTGGAAGAATTAATGAGCAAGTTTTAGTCAATCCACCTATAAGAGTAGATGTAATAGTCACCTCTCTAGCAAAATTTTGAGTAAATCCAGTATCAGCTTGTTTAGATGCATTTATTGAAGTAGTATCTCCACAAATCGCTTCAGCTAAAGTTTGCTCGCAAAAAGTTTTGCAAGTAGATAAATCTCCAGTTGATTCTCCAGATTGACCCCTTAATCTTACTGATGAGTTTACAGAAGTTGCGTTTGAAATTGTAATATCAGCTATAGCTGTTTTATTTGCTTCATAAACTCCAGCAGATTTAAATTTTTTACATATAATCAGAGAAGCGTTGTTTTGCTCTATAAATGTAATTAAATTGTCAAGCGTCTTATTATCAGACCCAGCAGCGAAACAATTAAACAAAGCCATTTTAGCTCTTGGATCTTCTTTAAGATTAATTACTCTCATCGCTTTGCTTGATTCATAATCAAGAATGCTTTCTGAAAAAGTTTTATAATTTGATTCGTTATTAGCATCAAATGGATTTTCTGCTTTAAAAATAGGATTATATTTTCTTCCTCCAAAATTTTCAGGAAAGCGTTTACTTTGTTCTGAAGCTGTATTGTCTCCAAAGTTTCCAAATAATAAATTTGCAAAAGGAAGCTCATTCGCTATATAAGATTCAGATTGAGGAACTGTAGAATATGTAATAGAATAAGAAGTCGCGCCATCACAATAAGATGAATCTTTATTAGCATTTGGAAGCATATAATATTTTCCATAATAATCACTCATTACGGCTTTTTCCCATTCTTTAATTAAATTATGCTTTGCTTCATCGTAAATACCTAAATAAACGACGTAATCATCTAATATTGCTGAAGGAGAATCTCCAAGACCGGGACCAAATAATAATAAAAAGTCTAAACGAGAAACAATATTTGAATCAGCTAATATCGGATAAACATATTGCATTCCCATTGCTAAAATATTTCCTTTAGAAAGATGATATATATCTCTTAGCGCTGGATCATAAAGAGATAAAGTTCCTCCTATAACCGTAGCATCACTAGCTGGATTATTTCCATAAAAATACGGCAGAAAATCTAATGTCAAAACTTGCGCGGTATTATTTACTACAGTAGATGATGAAGAAGTAAAGCTTCTAGCCTCTCTTCTTATCGGCGTAACGACATTTGTTTTTCTAGTTCCTTCAAGTGTTGCTGTTTCAGATAAATTTTCAACTACTTTCTGAATATCCAAATCATTAAAAACAGAATTTAAATTCTTTAAAGTTGTAGAAGTAGAAGTAAGATTAATTAATTTAATTCCTTCATTAATAGTTACTTTTACTGGAGCAATATTAGGAGTTCCATAATTTTTACTATAAAAATCTATTTTTGGTTGATAGTAAAATTTAAAACCAAAATCACCACCCCATTGATCTAACACACTTCTTAAAGACCCAAAGTACTTTCTTCTTAAAATTCTATATATTTCATTATCATCGCCTAGATTAAAATCTACTATTCCAGGAATATCAGAATAAGCTAAAGCTGATGTCAAATCTTTAAAACAATAACTAACCTCTGGAAGAGAGCAATTTTCTTCATTTATTTCTTCTCTTCCTAAAATAATAAAACCACCATTTACTCCATTTGTATTATAATAATACCGACTAAAAAAAGCGTCAGAAGAAAGAAAGCTTGGTAAAGAAGCAGGAAATTTAATTAAATTTTTATTCAACAAAGTTTTTGAAGCGTTGATAGTTTGAACTCTATTTAAATATCTTCTTAAAAAGGCATTTTTAATACCAGTTGATGAATCATCACATTTATATTTAAAAGTTGCGACAGTTTCTTCAGAATTTAAAATCCCCGGCTTTTGCACAAATTTACCATTTGTATCAAAAGCATTACCATAATGATGAGTAAACAAACCTATAAAAACTTTATCCATAAATATAGATTTATCTTTATAAGTTAAAGTTAATATAGAATTTTCAACTTCTTTATCAATAGAATAAGACACTAAATAAAAATCATAAAAAGTAAAGTTTCCAACAATTATATTTTTAGCTCCATCTTTCTTGACGTTTAAATCTGTAGAAGATATTTTATATTTACCATCTTTACTAATAACCTTAATAGATATAGAATACCCATCTCCATTATTAGCCTGTACATCAGAAGAATAACCATATCCTCCAAAAATAAGCCCACTTTTTTCACTAGCAGTCGGGCTGGTGGAAGAAAGAACCTTTATAGATCCAATTTTCTCTATATTTGTATTTGTAGATGAAGCTGCTGTCGCCATAAAGCCTTTATTTATTATACATTAAAAAATCCCGTTTCTCCCGTGAAAAAAGGAAAAGATTGATCTGATATAATTGCATTTCTAATTCTTAAATCTCCAGAAGATACTTTAACATAATCTATATCTCTCGTTAATCTTTGACCATTTAAGAAAATATTTTCATCAATTACTATATTATTAATTCCAGTTGTGTAAAAATTAGCCCCTACGACTCCATAAGAATTAATATAAGCTCTTGGAGATCCTGATCTTATATTTGCTATATCGATATTGCCAGTTTCATAATTAGAAGTTGAATTATTAATCGTTAATGTGTTACCAGCTATAGTATAATCAAAACTAGATCCTTGAATTAATTTTTGTCCATTTAAATATAACAAATAGCCAGAATCATTTGCTAATGAAAATGGGAAAGAAGAATATGTGAAATCTGATCCTTGAGTTGGAGTAAAAGTAAATCCAGAAATTACCGACACAGATTCAGGCAAAGAAGATATAAAGACATTATCATCAATATTATTTGAATAAGAAGTATAAGAATTAGAATCTATAACGCTATTATTCGCCGCATAATCATAATCTACTCCTGAAACTTGGCGAATTCCATTATCATATAAATTAAATTTAATATCAGATACTCCTGTATCAAAATATAATTTTCCTGGAGTTGCTGAAAAATTAGGCTGCAAACTAGAAGTTTTAGAAGAATCAAAGGAAGAGTAATAATAAATTTCCATTGAATCTGTATTTTCTATTTGAGTATTAAAAGATAAATATTTTGGCGCGTATTTAGTTCTTAATCCTGAATCAATGAGAAAAACTTCATCAATATTTACCACTTCTTCAAGTTGCCCTGAATTTACAGGATCATAATAAATTAAAATACCAGTTTGATTTATCGCGCCACTTACACCTGAAGGATAATAAGCATTGCCATCAGCATCATAATACAACTCATAACCAATATTTCCAGATCCAGTAGTAATTAATGCGGCGGAATCTACTCCTGTAACCAATGGATAAGTTGTAATAACCGATCCTGTAGTAGCTGGAGAATATCCTGTAATAGCAAATAAATTAGACAATTCTGTTAACTGCTCCGAATTGCAACTTTGATTTAAAAACAATATTTCATTTATATATCCGCTAAATCCTGTATATCCAGAGTTAAGATAAAAACTAGACCTAATTCCTCCTATATATAAACGATCACCCTTAGTATAAACAGCTTGAAACTTTTCAAATTCATGTTTATTTTCAGATAAATCATGTTTTCCTATTATAATGGAGCTATTGGCTTCGTCTTTAGATATAGAAATTAAATTATTTTCTTCGATTGGCAAATGCGTAGAATAAGAATTAACTTGATTTCCAGTTATTCTATATTCAAAATTTAAATCCCTGCTATCATCAATAGTAACTGCAAATCCACTTTGCGAAGCCCAACCATAATAAGACGTAAGAAGGACTTTTGATCTTCCAACTGCAAATTCCGAAGGAACATTACAATCAATAAACATTGTCCAATTAGAATCATTAAATCCTGAAGAGAATTCTAAACTACCATTTCCCGAAAAATGTCCAGATCCTAAACTAATAGAATCAATTTCGATAGCTGATTTAATCATCCCAGAAGTACCTCTTGCTATCAATGGGTTTAAATCATATCTAGTTCCAGAATTTATATTTTGAACTGTTTTTAATTCAAGAACTAATCCCGTTCCAGTTGTATTAGAAATTACATAAGATGGAGTTTGATAATAAAGACCAGTATAATTAGCTGGATTTCCAGCTACGTTTCCGCCAACATTTCCTCCTACATTTCCAGCATCGATAAAAGCCGATACAACCAATCCATTAGTAGCGTCTATTTTAAAAGGAATGTTTTTTTGTTCTCCGCTTATCGAAATTAAATCTCCACTATTACTTGTCGTAGACGTATCAAGATATCCTCCACCTCCACTAATTACATTAATTCCTGTTACAGACAACAAAACATAATTTTCGCCGCTATAATAATTATTATACAAGAAATTTTTATGCCCAGTATTAAATTCATAATACCCATAAACTCCATCTTCTTGAAGATTATTATTATTTAGATAAGCTTGTAAAGCTGATTTATTCATATTATTTTACTGTATATGTCGAATATATTATCAATGGTTGTTTTGGAGTTGACAAATTAACATTAAATCCAGATCCCAAATAATCAGAACTATTAGAATTTGATCCACTTACGAAATCAAAACTCTTGTTATAATTTTCTAAAACAACGCCGACATCTCCGTCGATATTATTAGATACTTCTGATAAAGGAATTGTTTCTGCTTCGACCATCTTTCTTAATATTCCAGTATGAGGTTGAGATGATTCAGAAAGAATCTGTATTCCTCCTTGAGATCCAGTAGCAAATTCAAAAGACCCATCAAAAGTATAAGAAGTTTTTTGATTTACACCTATATCTTGAACTAGATTAAATCCATTTACTTTGTAAGAAGGCTTTGCTACAAGCAATGGCATCCCAACTTCAGCAGATGTAGACCAAGAAAAATTATCATATCCAGACACTGCGGCCTCATCAGAGAAAGAAGCTGATAAAGTAATTTCTCCTTTATTAGTATTCATATCGATACTAGACTGGCCTTTATCTTTAACAAATCCAAAAGATTGACCGCCTCTTTCGCCAATAACTCCAAAACATAAATTAGTATTTGCTGTTGGAGCAGATGCATTAAATCCAGAAACTGCTTTATTAAAAAGCATGGTTTTAACGTCAGGTTGATTGCTTAATAACGTAGTAAATAAATGTCCAGAAGCATCAACAAACTTTTGAGCAGTATGCAAACCTCTTCCTTTTATAACTCCATTTATATCTAAAGACGTAGTATTAGATTGTTCGTCAGAAGAAAATGATATATCGTAATCGAAAAATGTTCCATTTAAACTGTTATCAAAAGAACAATTAACAGTGATAGATGAAGATCCATCAACTCCAAGAATATTTGTTCCATCTAAATGCCCAGTTATTATTCTAGTTGTATCTATATTAAAAGCGATAGGAATTGGACATAATTCTGTAGTACTTCCAAAAATACCAGTCGCAGCATTATACATTTGACCAGTAATATTATCCAGCATTCCTGTAACTCCGCTAAATGCTTTATCTTTTGCTCCTTGTATATTGCAAGTTACATTAACTACGCTATATTCATCTGTAATGCCAGAATTAAAATCAACAGAAAATCTTTTTGTTCCATATTCTCCATTGTAAATATTATCTATTTTAAAAATCTCTTCAATAGCGTATTTATTTTCAATTCTATTTATAGATTCAGTCTGAGATACTAGTATTAAATTACTTGAATTACCGCCAGAAAAATAAACACCAGAAGCGCCGCTGCCAGTAGGCAAATATCCAGAGTCAAAAGATAAACTTTTAATTCTTGCCGCTCCAGTTGAGTTTTGTACAAATGTTTTTACTGAATCAAAAGCAACTGGATTGTTACCATTAAAAGCAAAACCAACACCTTCTGCGGAGATATTATGAGTTATGTTAATAATTCCATTACCATCTTCTGATGCAGAAATAGTTTCAGAAGGATTTAACCCACTATAAGTTAATTCATTTATTCTTGATAAACTAACTGAATAATCAATTACTCCTATATAATTTTGAGAATCAAATTGAATTGAATCAACATAATAAATACCAGAAACTATTTTTTCATTTTCACTATTTGCTATTATTAATTCTCCATAACTTCTAGAAAATGCATCTTTAATTATTTTTATATATCCAGAAGCAAAAGTTAATCCTTCGATTGGAGATGGAGAAGATGCATACCCATAAGTCGTTGGGCTGCTTCCTAAAGCGTTAAATCCACTTAAAGTTAATTGACCATTTAAAGAAACAGATTCTTCTTTAGATATCTTTGAAGATGTCCAAGTTCTATTATTATCTACAGAAACATATGGAATTATATCAGCCCAAGGACTTTTTGGTGATGAATTAGAATTTAATCCACTATATGTCGCGATAAAAGGCATATTAATTAGTATATAAAGTTGTTTTGGGGCCGAATTTATTTGCAGCTATAAAATAAGTAATAGATACAGTCATCTCCAAGCTTCTAGAAGAATTATAAGAAAACGACGCAGAGTTTATAATAAAATTTTTTGGATCTCCTAAACCAAAACCAGTTAATCTATTGAATATTGTAAGCAGACATCTATTGTATACTGAATTAATAGCGGCAGTTGGTTTACTTACTAAATCTGGAGTTTTATTACTATCATTTCTTTTTAATACAACTGATTGAGTAACACTTAAAGAACCGGGAGAAGATTGTTCATTTTCTTGCGAAAAAATATTTTTACTATTAAGATATCCCGGCACAATATATGTTTTTACGATCTTCTTTGGTATAGTAGAATTTATTTTGCTATTAATTGTATTTATAACTCCATCTCTTACGAAACTTGGATCATTATTAAATATTACAGAATATCCAAAAGCTTTTCCATTAGAACTTAATGTTCTGGTTGAATTAATTAATTTTAACGGCGCTGAAATAGCTAATTTATAATATTTATTATATAAATTAACTGCTCTGCTTAAACTATTTGCTTGTTCGGAATCTATATATCCTCTTATTGTAGAATTTATAGAAGGCTGAGAAACTCCATTTTGTTTTTTTAATTTTGATACGAAATTAGCGTTTTCAGTTATAGTTGTTATTCCTTTGCCATCAGAACTTATATTTTGATCAATTTCTAAAGTAAAATTATTTCTTAAATTTCTGGCATTAGAAAAAACCATTTGTTGACTATACTCTTGAGACTCTTCATTAAAAGTTCTATTTATCGAAAGTAATGATATAGCACTAGCGGATAAACTATCAACAGCTTGATCATTAGTAATAAAAAGTTTATATACATTAAAATATCCTTGACATCTTGCAAAAGCGTTAGCTTTAACATTATCTAATATAGAAACAATACTGCCAATTGAATCAACTTTTGTCGCTAAATCTTTATTTTTAAAAGTTATTGATTCTGAGATATTAATAGATCCATCATCTTGAACTGCAAAAGAATATGTAGCTGGATATTTAACAAGAAAAGAAGTAAAAGTTTTAGTTATAGAAACAGTTCCATTTATTACGTCAATATCTGTAGAGAAAGTTTTTTTACCAGCTTTACCATACAAATTAGCTAAACTACCTAGATAACCAAAATTTACTTCACTTTCTATTAAAGATTGAGCTTTTTGTTTAGCAAGATAAACGCCTGTTTGAGTACTATTGTTAGGGCTTCCAGAAGCTACGAAATCGTCGCAAGACACTGAAACTGTATGAGTATATCCAAGATTCCCTTCTTCATCATCCGTGAAATTAAAATCTTCAGATATTTCCCTTATTCTACTATCAAATAAATTATCTTTTAATCTTGCGTAAAATGTATTCGCCGCATCATTTGGAGTATTTGTATTATCTCCATTTTCATATAATTCAATAGTTATATTTCTTTTCCAAAACACTAATCCATTTTCATCAAAATTAACGCTTCTTGGTTCTGATATAGAAATTACTCTTCCAAGGCCAAATCCATTTCCATTTAAAGATATTGGTGTTAATGATTTTTGATATACTTCAGCATAACTATAATCATTAGGAATTGTTAATGTAGAATCATAAGCGTTTGTAGAATCTGTTTTATGAATAGTTTCTACTACTATAGTAACTACATTTCTGTAGTTCATAGTTCCTATATATTCTTTTTTTAAAGAATAACTTAATATTGTAGTTATATTAAAATTAGGCATAATTCAAACACTTATTACGGTTTTTGTTGATTAATTGGCACTCTTTGTGGTATAGTGCTAGGAGGAGTATTAGATTTTTTAGCTTGATCTCCTTGCATCTTAGCAAAGCTTTCTCCAATAGTTAAATACCTTCTAGCTTCTTCAGTTAAACCTATTTCTCCACCAACAGTAACAGAAGATGGAGTTGATTTAGTATCAATTATAGCTTTAGTCGCCGCATCTAATGACGCAAAAGCTCTTTCTATAGTAGATGCCATTTCTGCTTGAGCATTTGGACTTGTAGAATTAGCGCCCGATTTAACTGCACCTTCTACGCTTGATTGAATTCTATTAAAGTCAGCTTCACTTATTTTTCCTCCAGCATAAGCTTCTGCGACTTTAGCAAATTTTTCTATAGATTCTTGCAATTTTCTTGAAGCTTCTTCCATTCCTCTTACAGTTTCAGGAGATAAACCAAGAGCTTTTCCTTGCAATGAAGAAAGATAGCCTCCTTGTACAGATCCAGCATCATTTGTAAATTGAGCTTCTTGAATAGTCATTCCTCTTTTCTTAGCAGCTTCTCCAGCGTTATAAATTCCTTGATTTATACCTTGAGAAAGGCCGTATTGATTTCTAAAACCACCAGCCATTCTATTTAAGGCATTAAAATTTTGCGCTTGGAATGTCTGCAATCCTTGATCTTGAACTCTACTTAGTCCGCTTCTTATCCGAGGATCAATATCAATACCCATTTCTGTTGTTCCAGCCATATAAGCATTTGCCGCTCTTCCTCTTTCAACAGCATTTCCAGCTAATCTTGGATCGTTAAGTGTTCTTAAAGATCTTTGTATTTTAGACATGCTATCAGCAGATTTAGTAGGATCTAAAAATGCATCTACTCCTCCGCCAAGATTATCAGCTAATGTTTTTTTTCTTTGCTCTTCTGAAGCGGTTATTTGCTTATAAACACTAAGCATCGATGTTCCCTTCGCTTGCATTTCTCCCATTTGTTTAGCAATAGAAGAGAAAGCTTTTTGAGCAGCAGTAGCCCTTTCAAAGCCAGCGACTTCTTTTACTAATCCAGCGGCGACATCTTTAGCAGTTTTATAAGTTTCTAATAACTTCTTTTCTTCTTCATTTAAAGCTTTTACTCCAGGTAAACCAGCTTGAGCTTCTTTATCTCTTTTTTGCAATTCTTTAAAATTTGCTGTTTCAAAATTTAAACCTCCAGTTTCTTTACCTGCTGCTTTTAATTTATTAAAAATTTCTTCGGTAATATTATCTAATTTTCCTTGAGAGCCTTGTCCTTTTACTCCTACTCCGCCAAATTTATCTACTATTGATTTTGCATTTTTTATTCCTCCTAATCCTTCTATAGCTCCAGAAACTGCCCCACCTCTTAATCCTGCAATATCTTCATTTCCAAATCCATATTTGCTACTTGCCGCAGAAGAGTAAGCGGAAAGAGATTGTCCTTCTCTAGTTTTAAATCTTTCCATTTCTTTAGCTGCTTGCTCTTGTTCTTTATTAATTTGTCTTTGACCAAAACTTGCTCCACCTAACATCTCTCCTCCTCCAAAATAATCAATAGCTGCCGATCCAGCTTGTCCAGCCGTATAAGCTAAACCTATTGGACCCGCAAATCTAGCGAGACCACCTGCAAGAGATCCAATTCCAGACCTTGCCAACAATCCAGAACCTTTCGAAGCCAAACTTGCAACTCCTTTTCCAATAGAGCTTTTTCCTAGTCTTCCCATCAAACCTTTTCCAACGCCGCCCATTTTTCCACCAATCTTAGTGTTTAACAATTTTCCTGCCGCTCCTGTAATTTTTCCTCCTTTTCCTCCTTTAGGAAAATATTCTTGTTGCAAACCTTTTATCATTTGAAATTGATCGTAAGCTGCTAAAGCTTGACTTCCTACGTTCATTCCTTCTTCTCCAATCATTCCGAATGATCCAGCTTGACTAAGAAGCTGATGCGCCATAAGACTTTTCAGCATAGAGCCACCCATTCCACCTTTTTCTCCGCCAAACATTCCTCCTCCTTTAGAAGATACTCCTCCACCCAATGCTCCTCCACCTTTAGTGGAACCTTTTCCGCCGCCTCCTGTCCCGCTTCCACCTCCTGATCTTCCTCCACCTCTAGAAGGCATAGCAGCTCTTGTAGACGAAACAGAAGCTGGTGCGGTAAAAGCGCCTTTACGCTTTGCTAATTTTCTCTCTCTTCTGTCCAAAGCTTTTTGAGTAGCATTTAATTTTTCTATCTCCGTTTCTTGAGGAGCAAAAAATGCAGATCTTCTTTTTGTGTCAACAGATGCTAAATTTTCAGAAACTGGAGTCGCTGGCTGATAAAATTTTTGAGAGAAAGAAGACGCGCTTGTTTTAAAGGCTGTAGATTTAGGAGTTAAACTAGAAGGCATTGATCTACCCCCAATAGGGGCAGAATATGATTTTTTACCACTTACAGGGCGTGTAATAGTAGGAGCAACTTCTAACATGTCTTCTGTTACAGTTGGCCTAGTTAATTCAAATTCCGCCAAAAGCTGTTCATAATCATCTGGATTTACCCTATCATTAAAAGGTCTTCTAGCTCTTTTGCCTTTTCCTTTAGCAAATCTTGGAATATATCCAGAAGCATTACGAGATACTAATATTTTCTTCCATTTTGCAGCGTCATAAGAAGGATTATTCTTAAAGAAATTATCAAACTTCTTAGATATATCACTTGCGTTATAATTCTTTTTATCTCCACCTCTTGCTTCAATTAAAGATCCTCCTGCTGATAAATCATTTGGATTTTTAGGGACAATAAAATCAACATCGGTATAATTATATTTAGATTGAGGAGTTCTTCCTGCAATTCCTGGATAATCGTTTGCGCGTTTAAACCTATCGCCTCTTTTTGCGCCAAATTTTTGAGCAACAAGATTTTCATAAGCATCACCAAATTCATTAGGATCGCCGCCGAAATCAGCTACAGATTTACTCCAAGGAAGAATAATTTTTCTATAACCATATTTATTAGCGCGATTTATTTGAGTTTGTTTTTTAGCTTCTTTTCTACCTTGGAGCATGGCAGAAGTTGCTCCACCGGGAGTCCAATTAGCCCATTTAGGAGAAGTGGCTCTAAGCTCATCTAAAGAAACGCCTTTACCATAAGCAGCATTTAAAGCCGCGCCGCCTAATGAAGAAGTATCTTTAACTTCTCCATATTTCATCATCATGTAGTCTTTTAGAGACATACTGCCATCTCCAGCGGCAAATCTAGGAATATATCCAGACGCTAAACCTTTTGATTGGAACACCGTTAATGGAGGAAGTTGTATTCTATCCTTACCATTACCTATATGAGGTTTTCCAGCTTTTTTGTCTTTTTCTCCAATATATGTCAAAGCCTTAGCTAATATTACATCATCTGCGACATAATCTTTAGTAGCTTTTGTCTCATATAAATCATTATTTTTTGCGCTAAAATCTATTCCGTAAATAGAATCTAATTTTTTAGGATCAAGTCTTAATTTATTTAAATGTTTAAAAGTATCTATTTCTGCTAAAGCTCCTTTTATATTGCTAATATTACCTCTTCTTGTCTCTACATTTGTGCTTGATAACGTAGATGGATCAAATTTAGGAGATAAATAACCAGAAAGTTTAACGCCTCTATATTTTAAATCTGCTACAGGCGTAGGAGTTTTGCCTTTTAATGGATTACCTTTTTTATCGATAGCAAGAGATTCATTAATTTTTCTTAGCGCCGCATCATCATACTGTTTTGCAGTTTTAGGTAAAGGAATTCTTCCTATCGCTCCTGCTACAGGATCTATATAAGTATCAACAGGATTGTTAAGATCATAAAGATATTTTAGACCTTTTTTAGTTTGAGATAAATCCCTAATAGGATTCTCGACAGCATTTCCAACTGCATATTTAGGAATAACAGCAGAATCTCCATTTGCTCCATAATTAGGAATTTCAATTTCATGATTATTCATCAAGAATTTTTTGCCGCCGATTGTTCCTTTTCCGAAATGGGCGCGAACTCCAGATGGTGCGCCAAGATTACGAGCGTCATTTTCCTCCATTCTCTTTTGATCGGAAATGCTTGGCATATATCCTGCTGCGCGACCACGTTTGCCTCCTCTTCCAGAAGTTGGAATAATAGGCGCACCTCCACCCACTACTGCTCTAGTCATTTGAGCAGCAATAGCTTTCTGTCTTTCTAATGCTGCGTTTGTAGCATTAACAATATTTAAATAACCTTGAGCGGCAGATTGAACCGAAATTGCTCCAGATTCAATCTGAGAATATACTTGGGGATTTTTTTGTAATAATTGAAGTATCTGAGCTTGAATTTGAGCTTGTTGTTGAGCAGCTTGACCTAAACCTAAAACCGTTTTTCCTGCGTCTTGAACGAATACAGCCAATCTTTTAAAAATTTGAAACGCACCAACAGCGGCAAGCATTAAGCCGGGACCAGAAATAAAACCACCTAATCCTTTTAAAAATCCTGTCGCAGCTTTTTCTCCAAGACTTTCAGGCTCTTTACCTAAAGCGAAAGTTTCTAAAACGCTATTTACATTTGATAAAACTTTTTCTAAAGCTGGGGCGATAGTTAATTCTCCAACAATAGATCCTGCTCGTTTTAAATTATTTGTAACTCTATTAATTTGACTGTCTAGAGTTTCGCCCAATTTACCTATTCTTTGTTCCGCTTCATTTGTAGCTCCAGAAGAAGCTTTTAAAGCTCCTGAAAAAGTAGAATATCCTTTGCTTAAATCTCCCAATACAGCTTTAAGTATGTTTATTTGATAAACACCGCCAACAAGCTCTCCTACTTGGCTTTTCTGAGCAGAACCCAACGTATCAAACGTTCTAGCTAATTGAGTTAATATTTGAATTAATGGCAACGTTTCACCAGCAGCATTCGTAGTTTGTATTCCTATTTCTTGCAAATCTTCAAGAACTTTAGGTCTTTGAAGTCTTGTAAAAATGGTTTTGAAAGAGTTACCAATTACTGCGCCGCCTCTAGCAGTTGTTTGCTGGGCAGAAGTAACTAAAGCTACTAATTGATCAATATTAACTCCAGCTTCACTAGCAGAGCTACCAACACGCTTAATTGCTTCTGCTAGATCTGCGGAGCTAACAGCATATTTAGCATCAACTGCGGCCAATTTATTTACAACTTGAGTTGTGCTTAAACCTGCATCGCTAAATGAATTTACTGCGGCAGTCAAAGCTTCTACTGAAGCGGCGGCTGAAAGACCAGATAATCTAGCTAATGTTAATGCATCAGCGGTGCGTTTTGCAGTTTGCTCAAGACCTAAACCTTGTCTTGAAAATTCCAATGCAGCTTCTGCGGCAGTTTCAAAAGATTGAGATGTTTTATTAGCTACATCAAAAATAGTATTTCCAAAAGATTTTATATCGCTTTCGCTTGCATTAATTACTGTATTTATATCTGCAAGAGTTTTTTCTACATCAATTGTAGATTTAACCATGCTTTTAAAAGCATCAGTTAATAAATAAATAGAACCAGCAGACGCGCCGAATGCAACAACGCGAGCATTAGAAGCTTCTAGAGATTTTTCGAATTCTCCTAGTTGCCCTTTTATTTTTCCAAGAGGCTGAGAGAACGACTTTGTATCAAGCCCCGTTAGCTTAAAGTCTTTAGAAAGAGTTTTTTGGATATCTCTCTCCAATTGACTCGTCTCTCCTCCAACCGTAATAATTGTATCTGCCATAAGCCTTATTAAATATTACACTTAAAAGAAAGATTTATCTCTTTTTAGAGTTATTTTTACTGTTTAAAATACTGCATTGTTGATCGTAATAATCTACGACTTTGCCTAAATCAGAATAATATTCTTGAGGAACTGATTTAAATTCAGGAGATGAACCCACGTTCTTAAAGTAAATATAATTACTATACAAACTTATTTGATTTACGGTAAGTTCACAAATAGGTTTACCATAAAAATCTTTAGCAGATGTAGATAAAAAGAAAGAATTATAAACAATTGGAGCGCAAGCTATCTTTTTTAAATTTCTATCTGAAAATACATTTTGAAAATCATTATAATAAGAATGATATTCCCTCATTAATACGACATCTAAATCTTCAAATTCTTCTTCAGAGAAAAGTGGACGAGTTAGTTTTTCATCTTTAAAAAAGAAGTTCCGCAAATAATATTCATAATTTTTATTATTACAATGACTTTCTACTGTTAAACCAATCGCATCTTCTCGCTCCATAAACAATGGAGATAGCGCGGCGATTTCTTTATTTAAAATCTCTTTAGCGGATTTAATTTGAAAAGGAATAACTAGTTTTTTCTTTGAAATTTCAAGATCTTGAATTCTTTTTAATTTTTCTTGATATTCTCCTTCTTGCTGCTCTGACCAAGAAGTATTTTCGAATAGAACTTTTAACTTATCTTTTTCTGGCAATAATCCTTTAGCTTGGCATTCAAACTCTAAAGTTTTATTAAATTCAGATATATAAGTAGCTTCTAGTAAAGAATTATGCTTTACATAGAAATTATTATGATAATCAAAAGACGCGCCGAGAATAACGTGTCGAAAAAGCAAAAAAGCTTTTTCTTGAGAATCTATATTCTGAAGATCTAGAACTGCTTCATTCACTAGATATTCTCACTCAATACTTTGTCAATATCTTCTTGAGTAGCTTTATTTGAAGAGTTAAACCAATAACTAATAGAAAAAGCTAACTTGGAAGTAAGCTCATTAAAAAATTCAGTTCCTGATTCTTGATCTTCTTTTAAATCGTAACTATCGCACTTTTCATCAAAAGTCTTTCCTTCGAAATAAGAAGTAAAATCAGCTTTTTCATCGCCCTTATTCCAATAAGTAGTATTTAAAATATACCAGAAAATTTGCTTGTTAAGAGCTTTAGATTCGGCGCTTTGTTCATAAATAGCATTTCTGCGATATTCAAGATCAGTAAGCTTAAATCTAATATCTTCAAAATCTTCTTTAGCTTTTTGCAGCTTTTCTTTATCAGCATCAAGATTCTTTTCTTTAACTTCTGATTCTAGAGTTTCAACTTCTAGCCGAGCTTTATAATAATTATTAGCAACTTCAGTAAATTCTTTTTTTGTTTCTTCACCTAGATCGCCGCCATCATTTTCAAGACGTTTAGCAATAAGATTCTTACTCAATAATCCAGCTTTCAAATATTCACCAACTTTTGCGGCGTAATATATATCAGCATCTTCAATAAGCTTTCGACTTGGCTTCTTGATCTTAAATACAAAAGGCTTCTTTTCTTTTACTGATTTAGTAATTCTAATTTCCGCGCCAGTTTCATCTTTGCTGACTTCGGTTTTGTCTACGCTAACTTCTTTATCTAGAGTAAAAGAGTAAATCCACTTTTCTGGTATCATAAATCTTCTTTATTATTAATATTGATAACTAGATTCTCAAATAAATTTTCTATCTCTCTTGTTATATTATTTCCAATATCTAATATCTCTTTGCGATTATTAGAAAAAGCAGCTTCGTCTAGTAGTATTAAAGATTTAATAATTTCGGGCGCGACTTTATCTTTATTTTCATATACAATTTTTAATTGTTTTTGCTGTAAATCATCTAATGATCGCAAATGGGTTTTATAGCCCTTTTTTACAATACGCTTAATTTGTTCTAATAGAAAAGCTTTAAACTGATCTGTAGAAATAGTATCGACTATTTTCTTATCCATCGCCTTATATTATTATAATTAAAAAAGAAAAAACCCCAAAGATTACTCTTTGGGGTAAAAAGGATTTTATTTAACTATTAAGCAGTAGCAACACATGTGCAAGAATCAGCGGTAGAATCGACTGTAACGCTGAAAGTCGCCCCGACATCTCCGACAGCTAGATTATGTTCTCTAGAAGATACTCTTCCTTGAGCGCCAAGTCCAAATGTGAATCCACCGACAACCAATCCTGTAATTCCAAGAGGCAGATCCATGCCTTCGGCAGTCATTGAGGCTGTGCCAGGAGGATTTGTGAAAGTAGTAGAATCAGAAACTGAAGTTCCTAAACTCATAACTCTTTCAACAGGAATTTCCCAAGAGAAAGAAGTAGTTTGAGCAGATGCTCCAAATCCACCAATAGGATTACTAGCAGGAGTTCCATCTTCAGCTACTGCTGGGCCAATTCCGCTAACTTTATCAGGAGTTAAAACGGGATAAGAAACAGCAGCTACAGATGAGATTGCATTTGGACGTTCTCCATCAGAATCATTTCCAGCTATTCCTCCAGAAGGAACACCTTCGAAAGTCATTTCACAAGTAGCTAAATCTCCTACAGAAGCATTAACCGAAAGCGAAGATAAGTAACCGCTAATAACTCTTCCAATTCCTGCTACCGTAACATGCATTGGGACTGGAACGTCTAACAAAGAATTTTGCATCAATTCGTTCATTTTTGATGGAGAAATATGAAGACCAATTCCTGTGCCAGATGGTAAAATATAACTAAATGTAGTTGTTGCGGTTTCTGGCTCTAATTGGACGTTATCAATAATTCCTTTTGTTCCAAAGGCATTAACGGTTTGATTTGGGCTATTGTAAGATACTGAAGCGTTTTGTACGCCAGAAACTACTGCCCAAGGTCCAGCGTCAGATCCAGAAAGAATTCTGACTTCACTTTGAGTATAAATTGTTCTATTAATTGCAGCCATATGTTATTATTCCTTTTTTATTAATTACATTTAAAAAATTGCTTTGTGAAATTTAAAAGCCTAAGATCTAGGATTTCTAAATGAATACACTTCAAAATCAACAATTGCCGAACAAACTTGAGGATTTGTTAGTTTTATTCTGCTGTCTGAAAATGATATTTTTGACACAGAAACATCCCAAATCAAAGATTTATCAGTTTGATTATTTACTTGAGTGTCATAATTATATCCAGAACCAGTTATCGCGCCAAAATTAGAATACGGTAAAACTGTTGGATCTATAATGCCGAATTCTGTTTTTCTAAGATCTTTTAATATTGAACAAGCTGCATCTAATGCAAAAGTATTTTCAGCTAATACTAAACATCTAAAATTAGATATCATTTTATCTAATCCGCCAAATGCAAAATCTTCTCCTTCTGCGCTTTCCATTCTTATAAAAATAGCTGGATAAGAAATATATTTTGAGCCTAATGATGAAGACGAATTTATAACTTGATCAGTAGACTTTGCGCGAATTTCAAATTTAGTTTCGAACAATAATTCTTCTTCGGTATAATTATTTAAATAGATATTAAAATCTTTAATGCATCCAGTCGCGGCGACTGTTGATCCAGTATACTGAGTTCCAGTAAAATAAATTTGGCCCCCATCATAATTTATTCCATAAAACCCACTAGTTCCTAAATTTAAACTCTGCCCATTAATTGATATTCCGCTAAATCCTCCTGAAGGTATTGAAACGTCTGATACCAATTGATCAAATGGACTATTAAAAGTATAATAATCAACTCCATTAACTTGAAAAGCGTCGTCTACTTTATTAAAGTTAACAGATTGAACTGTATAAGCTTGACCTTTTTTGAGTATTTGATTGTCAATATACAGTATAAAACTTGATACTAATTTATTTTCAAATTGCGTTATCATTTTTTGTTACCTCTTATATTCTTAATAAAATCTTGTAATAGTGAATTTAAATAGTCTTGTTTTTTAAAAGATCCAACTCCTTTAGCTCTGTCAGATTGAACACCTTCTTTAGATCTACCATCTAAAAATTTAGTATATATATACTGCGTGAATCCACTAATTCCATCTTCAATTCCTGCGGCCCAACTTCTTCCATTTTCAAATGGCAAAGGAGTTGCTTTTTTAATTTCATTTTGAGATGGATATTTAACTGAAGCTTCATATCTTTCTCCATTAAATCTTATATTCTTTACTTGTATTTCATTTAAAATTTCTTTAACTGGAGTTATTGGATCAGAATTTGCTTCAAAACCAATAAAGCTAAATAAATTTCCATATCCTCCTAAAGTTCCGCTTGTGTTTGAAGCTTTTGGTCCTGCCGCAATTTCTTTAGTAACTTCATGATTGTTAAATTCCTGAATTAAAATACTTTTTTCTTCACCAACTTTTTTTTCGGCTTTTTCTAAAGCTTTATCTTTAGCTTTTTTACTAGACAAAGCTTTTCCTCTAATTTTACCAATATCTAATTTAGTATATCCCATATTATTTGGTATATTCTAATTCAAATATATAAAATACTTCTCCAAAAGTAGATCCAAGATTTTTATTTAAGAAATTAGCGCGGCGACCTACAGAAGCAATATTAAAACTATCTCCATCAATAGTAATTTTAATTATCTTATTATTCTTAATGTAATCGTAAGTAGCTTGTTTTACTTTGATTTTTACTAATCCTGAATCTGTATTTTTACCAATACCGGGAGATACAGTTCTATTAAAATCTCCATAAGTTACAATTGCGTCATGAGCGGCGCTTATAATCGTTAACGCAGGATTTGCTGTACTTGAAGCTTGATAACCGGGAAGATACTTTTGAGGAGAAGCATTATTAAAATTTTGCTTTGGCTCAATAAAAATAGTTATACTTCTTTTAAAAGTATCAAAATGATCGTTGATACTTGATGTAAAAGAAACTCTTTCGTCATTGGTAATTAAACTTGCCATAAATTATGGAGTTATTCCTAATGGATAATTCTTACCAATGTAATAACCAACAACGGTATCGTCACCAGCAACTTGACGAGGTTTAGATTTAGCAACTTGATATCTACTTATCATTAAATTTAATTCTTCCATTTCCATCTTTTTGAAAGTGGCAAGATTGCGACCAACTTCTGTTTTGCTAACTTTTCTTACCGTCATACCGTCACTATTAACTTCAACTACTGCGTCCATAGATGCCGCGCCCATATTGCTTCTTATTGCAGAATCATAATATTGCAAATAATAAAACTTTTTATAAATTGCGGCTTCATCATATCCAATTTCTTCTATAGTTCCATCTTCAAAAGTTTCTTTAAGATAATAAATTACAGTTGGACTTCCTCCGTCATCTGAAACGACATAATTTCTACTGATAGCATTATTTAATTTGCCATAATTAGTGCGAAACCAAAGTATTACGGCAGCTGATGTAGGTGAACCAGTAATTCCTAATTCATCTATAACTTCAGAAGCCATCTGATTAATTGTTGGCATATATGTTTAATTACACAAAAAAACCCGCCCTTTTCAGGACGGGTTAAAATAGTTTTCTATTTTTTTATACTTCAGGCGCAAGCGGCGCTGGACCAGAAGCGTTTTCCTGAATCAGCTTTACGAGAACATTAATCGACGCATCGATCACGGAATGCTCCTGATAAGTGAGACGGGCTTGACGAGCAGCAAATGCTAGATTTTGCAATGCTGTTTCTGGAGTTAGTGGCTGCGCGGCCTGAGCTTGTGTATTCTGATTTTCCATAATAATTAATTAATTTCTAAAATATTATACCAGCTTCTTAGAAAAATTAAAAAACTTTTAGAGAAAATTATGGAGCGGCAGGTTCAGGATTTACTGGCTCAGGATTTACTGGCTCAGGAACAACAGGAGTAGTTACAGTAACAGTAACATCATTACTTGTTACAGTTCCAACCATGTTAGAAATCTTCACAGAATAAATTCCCTCATGTGAAGTTTGAGCGTTCATAATTGGAAGCATATTTCCCATAGACGCTGGAAGAGTTGCTCCATCTTTATACCATGTATAAACTAAAGGCTGAGTTCCTTCGGCTTGTACAGAAAGAGAAGTGCTACCGCCAACTTCTACAGTTTTATTCTCAGGTTGAGTAGTAATAGTTGGAGCAACTGGAACAATTACAGTAAGAACTGCTGCGGCGCTTGTTACTGAGCCACCAGCATTTGTAATTTTAACTGTATAAGATCCAGCGTCAGATTCAGAAATTGAACTAATGGAAAAAGATGAATTAGTTTGGCCTTGAATTGCCGCATCATTTTTATACCATTGCAAAGTAAATGGAGAGTCACCTATATAACCTACTGAAAAAAGTGCGCTATTTCCAACTTGATTTGATTGACTAACTGGTTGAATTGTAATCGTTGGAGCCACAGGAGGCAATGGATAATCCATGCTTGTATATGTAATACCAAGATCTTCAGTGATAGAATCAGCGATATATTTATAATCGGCAATTTCTGAGCTTTCTGATGTCCAGTCTTGCCATTGATCGAAAGTCATGCTGTGAGTAATTCGATCAATAATGTTGCCAGTTGGATTATAAAAAGTAACCCAAAAACTAGGTCCACAATGTGGATCAAAGCCAGCGTTATCGATGTTGATTTTAGCCAAATTCATGTTTGGCGTTGGATTTGCGCTTAATACTATTGTTTTCATTTATTTATTATATTATTTGTTTTCTAAAGCTAAAATTCTAGCTTCTAAAAGTTTATTTTTATTGTCTAATTCTTTAACTGCTTCGATTAAATACGGAATAATTCTTTGATATTCAAGGCTTCTCGCGTCTTGAAAATTTTCATTTAATACCCATTTATCCACAATTTCAGGAATAACATCTTCAACTTCTTGAGCTATCATTCCTATAACTGGCGCATTTAATTCATATCCAGGTCTTTCAGAATGAATAAAATTATTCCATTCATATTTTACACCTCTTAAAGACAAAATAGTTTGCAAGGCATTTGTTAAAGGTTGTATATTCTTTTTAAACCTTACATCAGAAGAAGTTGGAAATGAAGAAGCGTGACATGCGCCGCCAACATCTAATGTATAACCTGGAGTTGTTGTTCCTACTCCTAATCTATTAGTACTAGTATTATAAAATAAATTTGCACTTGTGGTAATATCAGTTGTACCATTTCCTAACAATACTCTGCCAGTAGTAAAAGTTGTAGCTCCAGTTCCACCATTTCCTACAGAAACAGTTCCACTTAAATTTGAAGTAGATAAACTTGAACTACTATGTAAAAGCGTAACCCAACTTCCCCAAGCTGTATCAATACCTGCTCTCATATAAAGAGAAGGAGGACTTGTAGAATTTGCTGCGGCAGGAGAAAACAATAATTGATAATTTGGATCTCCTGTACTAACTGCTGTTCCGTCCCAAGGAGCAATAGTTATTAAACCGCCATAATTTCCTAAAATCTGATCAGGAGAAAATGTATCATATTTAAATTCAAAACTTATTTGTTTTACATATGTATTTGGGGCTAAACTATTATTTCTAGTTCCAGATCCAAGTGAATTTGAACCAGTATTAAATGTACCCGCATCCCATTGACCCACCCTTTGAGCTGTTGTGGCTGTCGTGGCGCTTGTCGCGCTTGTAGCATTCGTTGCATTTGTGATTGTATTGGCTCCAATAATTGCAGCAAGATCCGCGCCGCTCAAAGTTGTCATATCGCCAATAGATGCAGTTGTTCTTCCTATCGCGACAGGACCAGTAACTTGTTGCATTTTAGCAAAAGTAACTCCATTATTATTTAAAGAAATAACAGGCGCAGTTCCTTCAGAGCTTGCGATAGGAGCAGTTCCAGTTACGCCTGTTACTGTTCCTGAGCCAGCTCCAATTCCAAGGGCTGTTTTAAAATCAGCAGCACTTAATAAACTAACAGTATTTGCGGCATTAACTCTGACATATCTTTCTGCTCCTGGATTTGCTAATGTAAAAAAGTTAGAACCAAGAGTAGTCGCTTCAAGATTAGTTCTAGCCTGAGCCGCTGTTATAGCTCCTGTTCCTCCGTTTGCAATTAACACAGTTCCTGTAACATTTGCAGCATTACCGCCAATACTTAAATTTGGCGCACTTGTTGTTCCTAAATGTACAACTTGATTTGTTCCAATATAAGCATTATCATTATGATAAAATCCTGATGGATTATTTATTAAATTGAGCATTTCTGCAATATTTGCAGATGTTCCTGACACATCCGCACCGGCTGCATTTTTAATA